GATCACCGTGATCGTGCTGGCCGCCATGCTGATCGGGCTTGGTTTTTATGTGGGGAGGGTGATGGCATGAGCAAACTCAGAGACGCGGCGCAGCAGGCGCTGGAGGCGCTGGAGAAAGAGCCAGCAGACTATGCCGACTGGGTTCGCACGAGGAAGGCAGCACGCGCCGCCCTCCGCGCCGCGCTGGCAGAGCAGCCAGCAGAGCAGGAGCCGGTGGCGTGGCGATGGAAGGCTCGGCTCGATGACGGCCGCATCAGCAATTGGATGCTGACGCACAGCAATCCGCCGCCATACGCCGTAGCATTAGAGCCGCTTTACATTGCCCCGCAGCCCGCACCCGATGCGCTGCGCGAGGCGGCAGAAAAAGCGCTGACATTGATCGCGGACGCCGAGGCCGAGGCGTCGTGGCATGAGTATGCGAATAAGGTCGACGCCGCCCGCGACGCGCTGCGCACTGCACTGGAAGGCAAATGATTTACGACCTCCCACCCCTGCCGTACCCGCAGATGCCGGGCAACGACTACACCGCGGAAGATATGCGCAAGTACGCCATCGCTGCCATCGAGCGGTATAAGGCGCGAACGCCCGACGACAGGCTGCGCGAGGCGGCGAGGATGGCGCTGGAGGCGCTATCGTTCACGCGCACATGGGCCGAGACGCAGCAGGCTCGGGACGCACTGCGCGCAGCACTGGAGGGGAAGTGATGGACGACCTGCCACCGCTGCCACAAGGGTACGAACCGCACGAACTTCCGGCCGACTACACCGGACCACTGTTCATAGAGAGCCAGATTCGTGCGTACGCCATCGCTGCCATCGAGCGGAACAAGGCACAAGCGTACGAACGCAAGCGCCAGCGTGCCAAGCTGGTCGAGCAGGTGCAGAAGGAGCGCGGCTGCACCGCACGGGAAGCCCGCCTGTGGCTGGCGGAAACCAACCCTGAGTATGGATGGAAGCAGCGATGAAGATCGACGGGAAACACATCGACCCTTATGCCGCGGCGCTTCGCAGGCTAGCTGATGCGGTTGAGGATCAGCGCAACACCACCATCGAACAGCTTGCCAAGATCGCCAAGGAGTGCGGGCTAATCGTCAACATTTACTTCACTTCGGACCCTCCGGACCGGCGATGAGCGAGAACCGCATCATGCCCGCTGCGACGGGCGACGCTACCTACCGGGATCCGATCGCTGACCCGCCGCCCCGTGGTGTGAAGCTCTTGCTGCTAACCTCCGGGGGCGTGGCCGTTCTCGGCGACTGGCGAGACGACAGCAATCTGGTCGCGTGGGCACCCCTCCCCAAAAAACCGAACTGAGCGACATGAACACCATCCGATACTTGGCTCCCGTCGTCCTGATCCTTGCCGCGTGCGGCGACGAGTCGACGACGTACAACCTTCCGCCCCCCGCGGAACCTGTACCCGTGGTGCAGAAGCCCACCCCCACCAAGCCCCACCACGACCGTGGCTCACGGGATGAGCCTGACGATGATTCGCGCCGATAGCCGGAGGTCTGGATGAGCAAGGTCAAACTGGTGTGGGCCACTCCGAAAGGGGAAGATCTTCTTGGCTACATGGCACGGGTATCCAACCCGGACGCGAAGCCGAACGATCCTGCCTCACGGCTGATCCGCTACCTGATCAAGCATCAGCACTGGTCGCCTTTCGAGATGGTGGACATGTGCGTGGAGATCAGCACGACGCGGGACATCGGACGGCAGCTTCTGCGGCATCGGTCGTTCTTCTTTCAGGAGTTCAGCCAGCGGTATGCCGACGTGACACTGTTGCCTTCCGCCGAGTACCGGCCTGCGCGCATGCAGGATCCGAACAACCGGCAGAACAGCATCCCGACCGACGACCGCTACACGCACAAGTGGTGGGAGGAGATGCAGCGTGGGGTGGAGTCGGTCACGCATCAGGTCTACGAGCGTGCGCTTGCGCGTGGACTTGCCAAGGAGGTGGCCCGTGCCGTGCTCCCCGAGGGGCTGACGGCTACCCGGATGTACATGAAGGGCAGCCTGCGCAGTTGGATCCACTTCTGCCAGCTTCGCATGGGCAACGGCACGCAGCGCGAGACGCAGGAGATCGCCGAGCGGTGCTATGCACTTCTGGACAAGCAGTATCCGAGCGTAGCGGAGGCGCTGCGCGAAACCCAGTCACCGCTGCCGTCATGAGGAAGCGGGCCAAGTACCGGCCACGGATCATCAACGCACCCGTCACCCACGGGCTGTACACATCGTTCAAGGAATGCGCCGAGTCGGTGGAGATCGGACTGCGGATCCAACCCAACGCGCACCTGATCGACTCTGCACTTACGCTGTTCAACACGGTGGGGGGTGCGGCCGCGTTGAAGAAGATCGATCGGCCGGCGATCGTCGCCATCCAGTCCGGTGCGCTGCACCTCAAAACAGTTTGCGAACGGTTCGCCCATACGGGTGTGTGGAGCCTGACGGATTTGGAGTTGAATGCAGTACAGCACGGCGCGCAGGAATGCCTGCGGATCCTCGGCAAGCTGGATGTGAAGTCGTTGATGATTGCTTACACCAAACAGGAGCAAAGCCATGAAAGATGAGTTAGACCCGAAAGTTGCTGAACAACCTTTGTCAGACGATTGGATTGAGACGCTTCTTGCGCATTTGGTTTGCGCGGAATCGGTGGTGGCTCCTCCGATGGAATGTGTAATGAGCGGTAGCGCCTCGGCGGCTCCGTACCTTGCGGCACGTGACGCGGGCAATTGCCTACTCAAGTTTTCGCCTATGAAGCCGAAGCGGGTCTATACCGTCGATGTCGTAGACTCAGAACGAATATACGCCCTAGATACCGACCTGCTCGCAACCCCCATACAGGACATCTTGGCTGAAAGCGCCGAGGTAGCGGTTCTCAAAGCCGATTGCGTAGAGTGGATCGGGTACCGAAAACTTCGCCGGACTCCGAAGGGGGTATACATTGCCGGAACGGGGCGGCCGTCGCTATACGAAGTTCATGGCCGGAGTATTACTTCTACGGGGCAAGAAGAATACTTTCAGCGTGTCGCCGCTATCAGCGCGAAAGGGGTGCCATTGCCTGTGTGTTTTGTAGGGTCAAAGGGTGCCGCATCGCGGACTGACTCTCAGTCCGCTGTGCTCGCTGCATCGATTATCGAAGATGCACATCGCCCCAACGCAATTTTGGCTACAGTTCAAGAACACGCAACACTGTGTTTTCCTGTACCACTTGGGGCGCATAAAGAATTGTTCTCATTGCGGGATGCGCCGCTTACCCCATCGGGCCGCCGCAAAGCTATTCTTCATTGGGTAAGTAGACATGTTCGCCGAAAGAAAACCGCAATAACTCCGGTTTCCGAGCATTGGCGGGGGGTGAAAGAAATAGTCATGGACGGGTTCAAAATTACGCTGGACGCAACACATAGTGGACCGACCCCTGTACCAGCCCCGTAACGAAAACAGGACCGATAGGAGGCGCAAAGTGAACGCAGACGAAATCGAGGTCGGAGGCGACCATTACAAGAAGATGCCCGTGGAGCCGTGGACGTTGATGGAAGCGGTACTGACGCCCGAGGAATTCGTCGGTTTCCTCAAGGGCAATTCGATCAAGTACGCGCTGCGTGCCGGGCGTAAGCCCGGTGCCGATGACGATGCCGACAAGGCACGGCACTACATGCAGAAGCTTCGCGAAGTGCGGGGGTACTGAGATGGCGATGACCCCGGAAGCAGCCGTCAAGGCCAAGGTCAAGAAGATCCTGCAACTCAACAAGATCTACTACTTCATGCCCGCCGCCAACGGCTACGGGCGGGTCGGCATCCCCGACTTCATCGCATGCGTGGACGGGTTCTTCCTCGCGGTCGAGTGCAAGGCAGGCAAGAACAAACCCACTGCGCTGCAAGTGATGGAGATCGACGCGATCTTGAAGGCCGGCGGCGTGGCGCTGGTGATCAACGAGGACAACCTATCCGACCTGTCGAAGGTGATCGATGGTCTGCGATCCAACCAAAGAGCAGCTTGAACGCATACTGCGTGAGCATGCCGTACTGCCGGTAGAGCCGCAGGAAAAGAAGAAGCTACGAGAACGCCTGCGCAAGCGGGTGGTTCGGGTAAAAGAACCTACGAAGGATAAGCCGTGCTGATCGCAGCAGATTTTGAAACTCATTACAGCACCACTTACAGTTTGAGCCGTTTAACCACCGAGGCATACATTCGTTCGCCGGAGTACGAGACGATCGGGGTGGCCATCAAGATCGACGACGGCCCGACCCGGTGGTACCCGCAGCCGGAGGTGGAGGCGGCACTGCGTGCCATCGACTGGTCGCAGGCGTTCCTGCTCTGCCAGAACACGATGTTCGACGGTGCCATCCTCGCGTGGCGCTACGGGATCGTGCCCAAGGGGTACTTCGATACGCTCGCGATGTCGCGGGCGCTGTTCCCGCACGAGAAGAGCCACAGCCTCGCCTCGCAGGCGTTCCGTGCAGAGATCGGTACGAAGGGCGACGAGGTGGTGTACGCGCTTGGCAAGCGGTTCAAGGACTTCGCACCGGCCGACCTCGCGCGCTACGGCGAGTACTGCAAGAACGACGTGGAGCTTACGTACAAGCTCTTCCAGCAGTATCTGACGATGGGATTCCCGCAGGTCGAGTTGAAGCTGATCGACCTGACGGTCCGAATGTTCACGCAGCCGCGCCTGCGACTGGATGCCGACCTGCTGATCGAGCACCTGCGGGATGTGAAGCACCGCAAGCAGGATCTTCTGGACGCAGTCTCCGACAAGCTGGGCATAACGAACGACGAGGAACTGAAGCGGCAGTTGATGTCGAACGAGAAGTTCGCGCAGATGCTGCGCGACTGCGGCGTCGAGCCTCCCGTGAAGGTCAGCATCACGACCGGCAAGGAGGTGTATGCGTTCGCCAAGACGGACGAGGAGTTCATCGCGCTGCAAGACCACTCGGACGAGTGCGTGCAGGCACTGGTCGCTGCGCGCCTCGGGAACAAGTCCACGCTGGAGGAGACCCGCACCGAGCGGTTCATCGAGATGTCAGGGCGGGGGGACTTCCCGGTCCCCCTGCGGTACTACGGCGGACACGTAGGTCGTTGGGCCGGGCAGGATTCCGTGAACCTTCAAAACCTACCTTCTCGCGGGCCACAGGCTGGCAAGTTGAAGCGCGCGATCCTCCCGCCAAAAGATCATGTCTTAATTGAGTCTGACTCGGCCCAAATTGAATGCGTTTCCGGTGACACCGAAGTGTTGACCCGGGATCGTGGGTACGTTAGGATTGTCGACATACTCAAAACTGACCTTCTCTGGGATGGCGTCGAGTGGGTATCGCATACCGGAGTCGTGTTTAAGGGGTATCGGGAGGTGATCACATATGCCGGAATCACAGGAACCCCTGACCACATCGTTTACACCGCCGACGGCCGAAGACTACAGCTCTCTGTGGCGGCGAGTGAGGGCGCGTCGCTCGCTGTTGGAGAGCGAGGTGGGAAAGCAGTACGGTTCGTGGCGGATACTACCCGACCCGATTCCGCTGGGCGGAGTACAACGAGTGTGGGCGCAGTGCGCGCACTGCTCTCGAAAGTATCTAGTGCGGTTATCGGATTTGCGCAGCGGAAAATCTACACAGTGCAAGCAAGGTGCCGCAGCGCACCCGTACTACTCGACGCTACCCCCGCAAGTATCCCGTACGCTCCGGGCGAGATACAACCGGATTACGTCGTGTACCAACCCGTCGTGCACCAATCCGGCCTACCGAGCATACCGGGAGCGAGGTACGCAAAACCGATTCGCGTCGTGCGAGGCGTTCGTACGGTACGTATGGGAGAATTTGCCGCATCCCACGTACCGGGGGGTAGAGATCGGCCGGATCGACAATACGGGGCACTACGAACCGGGCAATTTGCGGTTAGAGACGCGGGAGGAAAACGCGCAGAACCGGGAGTGCAATACATTGGTGGAGTTTCGCGGCAAACTAATGAGCATTCAAAAATTTCATCGGGAATCGGGGCTTCGCTGTCATGTAACTACGACTCGGGCTTGGCTAGTCGATCGAAGGGCGTCGGTTCAAGACGTGTTATCCCGGTTTTCGACATAACTAACGCTGGTCCGCGGCATCGGTTCACCGCGAATGGCGTGATTATCTCCAACTGCCGCACGCTCGCGTGGCTGGCCGGTCAGGACGACCTCGTCGAGGCGTTCGCCAACAAGGAGGACGTATACAAGCTGATGGCCAGTAAGGTGTACGGGATACCCACCGATCAAGTTAGTAAGTACCAACGTCAGGTAGGGAAAACCTTAGTACTCGGATGCGGCTACGGCGTGGGGCACAAGAAACTGCGTGCGTTCCTCAAGGTGCAAGCAGGGGTTGAGGTGGACGAGGCCGAGGCCAAGCGGCTGGTCGATACTTACCGGCATGCGAATCACCGCATCGTGGACTTCTGGAAGCGGGCCGACACGGCGTTGACGTACCTTGCCGCCGGCATGACGTATCGCATAGACGAGCGCGGCATCGCTCTGGTAGTGCCGCGTAGAGGGGTATCGCTTCCCAACAGGCTTCACGTCCAGTATCCGGAGCTAAGGCAAGTAGCATCCGAGTCCGGTAAGGCGCAGTGGGTGTATACATCTCGCGGAGAGACTACGTATATATACGGAGCCAAGTGCGTCGAAAATATTACACAGGGCGTGGCGCGCTGCATTATTGGGGAGCAGATGCTGATGATCTCCAAGCGGTATCCGGTGGTGCTGACCGTGCATGACTCTGTTGTGTGCGTAGCACCGAAGGAGGAGGCCGACGCCGCACAGGCGTTCGTCGAAGAGTGCATGCGGAGCAACCCGTCATGGGCAAAAGGACTGCCACTTTCCTGCGAGTCGGGCGTCGGCGAATCGTATGGAGCATGCTAAAGTCGGACGGTCACGAACGTGAAAACCGTCCCATGCTCAAGCACTCGTTCTCTTCCGTAAAAGACTTTGCTGGATGCGCCCGTCGGTACCATCAGGTCCGCATCCTGAAGAACTTCAAGTCGTCGCCCACCGAAGCGACGATGTACGGCGAACGGGTGCACAAGGCATTCGAACTGTACCTGACGAACGGGGAGCCACTGCCGGACGACCTGCTGCGGCACCAGCCTGCGCTCGACAAGCTGAAGGACACCGGGCGGGAGATCCTGTGCGAGGCAAAGATTGGAGTCCGGAAGGACTTCAGCCCGTGCGGGTTCTTCGACGAGGACGTATGGTTCCGGGGGATCCCGGACCTGCTGATGCTGAACGGCGCGCGAACCAGAGCGTGGGTGGGTGATTGGAAGACGGGGAAGTCGGCACGGTTCGCCGATACCTCGCAGCTTGAACTGATGGCTGCGATGGTGATGTCGCACTACCCGACGGTGCAGCGCGTCAAGGGCATGCTGATCTTCGTGGTCGCAGGCACGACGGTATCGGCGGACTACCACCGGGACCAGCTTCCCGAGATCTGGTCGAAGTGGGCTGGAGAGGTAGACCGGATCGCCGTTGCGCTGGAGAATGGCGTCTGGAATGCGTCCCCGAGTGGTCTGTGCAAGTTCTGCCCAGTATCGAAGGACGCGTGCGAGCATCGGTGACGCGGGCGACGCCCGCACCTAGCCACGGGTGAAGTCCGTGGGAAAGCGAGGTAGGGTCATGGCGAAACCGCGTGACTATAAATAGCGAGTATCAGGCGTATCACGGCAAGCCCGAACAGATCAAGAATCGAGCGCAGCGCACCAAGGCTCGCCGCATGCTTGAACGTGAAGGCAAGGTGCATAAGGGTGATGGCATGGACGTGGATCACGTCAAGCCGATCAGCAAGGGTGGTACCACGACGCCGAGCAACCTGCGGGTCGTGCCGAAGTCCAAGAATCGATCGTTCGCACGCACCTCCACGGGTGCTATGAAGTCGCGCAAAGCGTAGTTATACTGGTTTGGCCCGGCGCAAGCCGGGTGTGTCTCCAATCCGGGATGTAGGTTGCGAGGTAGGACTTTCCTACCTCGCTCTTTTGGCTTTACCGAAGGCCCTCTAATGCAAGTAATTGACAACCGTGCACTTCTATTCGTAACCAAGAAAGCAGAACAGATTGCCGCACTGATCCCGAAGAGCAAGATCCTCGATCGCAACGGCGACCACGCGCAAGTGCTGGTCAACTGGGGTGAGGACGAGGCGCGCATCCTGCGCAACCTGCGCATCAAGAACGTCCCGCATCCGATCCTCGGCAAGTACAAGTGGCCGGGCGTCTACACACCGTTCGAACACCAGCGCACGACCGCAGCGTTCCTAGCCACCCACCCCCGGTGCCTAGTGCTGAACGACCCCGGCACCGGCAAGACCAGTGCTGCAGCGTGGGCTGCGGACTACCTGATGACGCGCGGGTATGTGACGCGCGTGCTGGTGATCTGCCCGGTGTCGATCATGGACACCGCGTGGCGTGCGGACCTCTTCCGTACCGTGATGCACCGCACCGTGGGCATCGCCTCGGGGGATCGCAAGCGCAGGCTGCGCGTGATCGAGGGTGACTACGAGTTCGTGATCACCAACTACGACGGCGTGAAGGTGGTGCACGAGGCGCTGGCCAATGGCGGCTTCGACCTGATCATCTGCGACGAAGCGTCGGCTCTGAAGAGCGTGCAGACCGATCGCTGGAAAGCCGTCGCCAGCCTGCTGCAACCGACAACGCGTTTGTGGCTGATGACGGGAACCCCCGCGTCGCAGTCGCCGGCTGATGCCTACGGGCTGGCCAAGCTGATCTCGCCCGCCTCGGTGCCCCGGTTCCCGGGTGTCTTCAAGGACATGGTGATGGTCAAGGTCACCCAGTATCGGTGGATACCGCGCGCCGAGGCGCAGGAGATCGTGCACCGGGTGCTGCAGCCTGCGATCCGGTTCACCAAGGAGGAGTGCCTAGATCTCCCCGACCTGCTGTACACGACGCGCCACGTACCGCTCACCAAGCAGCAGCAGACGTTCTACGACCTCATCAAGAACGAGATGGTCGCCACCGCAGCAGGTGCGGAGATCAATGCCGTGAACGCGGCGGGTCTTCTCAACAAGCTCTTGCAGGTAGCGCAGGGCGCGGCCTACTCGACCGAGCGGGAGGTGGTGGAGTTCGATGTCTCCAACCGGGTGCAGGAACTGCTGGATGTCATCGCTCAGACCCGACACAAGGTCATCGTCTTCGTACCGTACCGGCACGTCCTTGAGAAGGTGCAGGACGAGTTGATCAAGGCGAACGTCAGCGTGGTGGCGATCCACGGTGGCACCCCGGCCGGGCAGCGGGCGACCTACATCAAGCAGTTCCAGACCGAGGACGACCCGAAGGTGATCCTGCTGATCCCGCAGGCTGCGGCGCATGGCGTGACGCTCACGCGCGCCGACACGGTGGTGTGGTGGGGGCCGGTGCCGTCGGCCGAACTGTACCTGCAGGGCAACTCCCGCGCGCATCGCAACGGCCAGCGCAACCCCGTCACCGTGGTGCGACTCCAAGGCAGCCCGGTCGAGCGCCGCATCTACGCACTGCTGGACGGCAAGGTCGACATGCATGACGCGCTGGTGGAACTGTACCGACAAGAAATCGCTTGACAGCGTCGCATGACTCTGTCAAAGTAACCGCACCCGAAAAGGAGACCTACATGCCCTTCGATGCAGATCAGATGGTCGCCGTCTACATCAAGATGCGCGACGAGAAGGACCGCCTCACCCACGAGTATGAAGAAAAGATCGCTGGTCTGAAGCAGCAGATGGATACCATCGAGCAGGCGCTGCTGGATCTGTGCAAGGCAAACGGTCAGGACGGTGGCAAGACTCGGCACGGCACGTTCACGCGTACCGTGAAGACCCGCTACTGGACCAACGACTGGTCGGCCATGCACCGTTTCATCCGGGAACACGATGCGTTGGAACTGATGGAGCAGCGTGTCCACCAGACCAACATGAAGCAGTTCCTCACCGAGAACCCCGGCGTGATGCCCGAAGGGCTGAACGTCGAATCACGCTACGCAATCACCGTGCGTCGCGCTTCCAAGTAGTCCGTCTAATTCAAGGAACAAAGATGTCTGAACTCACCCTGTTCAAGTCCGGTGCCGCCCTCCCCGATTACCTGCGCGAAGCTGCTGACGACTTCACCAAGTCGCTGGCCGGCACCTCGGGCGGCAAGACGATCTCCATCAAGGGTGGCGTCTTCCGCATGATCGTGGGCGGCGAGGAGATCGCGAAGAACGAAGACCGGGCGATGAACCTCGTCGTCGTCAACGCTGCGCCGAACGTGGGCCGCACCTACTACGCAGGTGCATACGAAGAAGGTCAGGTTGTCAGCCCCGTGTGCTGGTCGGCCGATGGCAAGACCCCGGATCCCACCGCACCGAACCGTCAGTCCTCGGCCTGCGCCACCTGCCCGCAGAACATCAAGGGCTCCGGTCAGGGCGAGTCGCGCGCCTGCCGGTTCAGCCGTCGGCTGGCCGTCGTGCTGGAAGGTGACATCAGCGGCAACGTCTACCGCCTGCAACTGCCGGCCACCAGCATCTTCGGCGAGCCGAAGGGCGAGCGCATGCCACTCAACGCCTACGCGAAGTTTCTGGCGGGTCACGGTGTGCCGATGTCCGGCATCGTGACCGAGGCGCGGTTTGATACGGATGCGCCCGTTCCGGTTTTGAAGTTCCGTGCAGTGCGTCCGCTGACCAAGGAGGAACTGAGCGCGGCCCGTGCGCAGGGTGCGTCGGACGATGCCAAGCAGGCGATCGAGATGAAGTTCGCGCCGCCCTCGCAGCAGGTTCCGGCTCTGCCTCCGGCGTTCAAGGATGCCCCGGCTGCGGCACCCGCCGCCGATCCCGAGGAGCCCGCGCCGACCAAGCGCGCGTCCAAGAAGGCGGATACGCCCGCTCCGAAGAGCGTAGAAGACATCATGGGACAATGGGCCAGCGATGACGACGAATAAAACGAAGTCTCAGGCACGCGGGTATTCCCTGTGGATGATGCGGCAGGTCGATGCCGCCGACCCGGCACTGCTGGGCGTGCGGCTCGCGAAGTTCTGCATCGCCAAGGAGATTCCAGTGCGGCAGGTTGCGCAGGATCTGGGCGTGTCCAAGCAGGCGATCTACGCTTGGTTCGTCGGTAGGTTCTCGCCGAATGCTGCGCTGACGCCGAAAGTGGAAGCGTGGCTGGAGAAGCACGCCTAGCCGCTTGCGGTATAGTCGGTTCCCCCGGGGCTAGGGGAGGTTGATCCCCTCCTGACAAAAGCGGACCACGGGCCGCTGCCCCACCTTTTTCCCGTGCTTCGCACCGTGGGGCTTCGTGAGTACAACTTTCTACGAGGCTGTGCTGCCCCCAACTGGAACCTACTGTGCGGTGGGTATCCATGGCAGCAGAGTCATAACAACATTCCACGCGACGCTAGACGAACTGGAAGCCAAAGGGGATGAGCTAGCACGGCAAGGCATCAACGCATACTTCGCGCTCGCGACGTTCAACGACATCGGGATCGGGCGCAAGAGCGACAACGCGAAGGAACTCCGCAGCTTCTTCCTCGATCTGGATGTAGGTCCCGACAAGCCGTATGGAGACCAGTCGGCGGCTGCGTTGGCACTGCGTAAGTTCGTCGATACGACCAAACTGCCCAAGCCGACCATCGTTAATTCAGGGCGCGGGCTGCATGCATACTGGCCGTTCACCGAAGCGATCTCTGCGGACCGCTGGCGTTCGCTGGCGCGTCGGTTCAAGAAGTTGTGCGCCGAACATAAGCTCGGGTTCGACCCGGTGGTGCCGGCCGATGCTGCTCGCATCCTGCGCTCGCCGGGCACGGACAACTTCAAGACCGACCCACCGCTGCCTGTGCATATGATGTTCGCCGGGCCGGCCACTCCCGTCGAGGAACTGGAGAAGCTGCTGCCCGAAGGACAGGTCGACCTGACCGCAGCGAAGGCTGCGGGCATGGACGCGATGACGCTGTCGTTGGCGCAGGGCGATTATCCCGCGTGCGAGTTCACGCGCCTCGTTCGCAAGAGCATGACCGGGGCAGGCTGCGCTCAGATCGCGCACGCGATCACCAATGCCGAGACGCTGGAAGAACCCCTGTGGCGGGCGGCACTGTCGATTGCGTGGCGCTGCACCGATGCCGAGACCGCGATCCACAAGCTGTCGTCCGCGCACCCGGAGTACTCGCCCGAGAAGACCATCGCCAAGGCGCATACGACCAAGGGACCAACGACGTGCCGGTGGTACCGCGACAACTACGGTTCCATCTGCGAAGGCTGCACGCAGACCGTCACCAGTCCGATCTCGCTGGGCCGCAAGGTGCAGAAGGCCGAGGTCGTGGGCGACGGCTACGTGGTACAGCACAAGCCAGCCAGCGCGGATCCTACGGGCGCTGCCAACGTCGTCAGCGTCACGATCCCGACGTATCCGTTCCCGTACTTCCGGGGGCTGAACGGCGGCGTGTACAAGCGCGAGAAGGATAAGGACGGCAACCCGGATGAGAAGGAGATCTACCGGTACGACCTGTACGTGACGGGTCGGCAATACGACTCTTCGCAGGAGGGCGACGGTGAAGGCGAGATCGTATGCGTGCACCTGCACACTCCGAACGACGGCATCCGGCGGTTCACCGCACCTGTGGCGCACCTGTTGGTGAAGGAGAAGATGCGCGACCTGCTGCTCAAGCACGGTGTGGTCGCGATCAACAAGGAACTGGACGAGATCATGGCTTACCTCGCATCGTCGATCCGCAATCTGCAGAAGCTGTACGCAGCAGACCGCACCCGCAACCAGATGGGCTGGGCACCGGACCTGTCGGGCTTCGTGATCGGAGAGCTTGAGTACATGCCACAGGGCGTGCGGCTCGCGCCCGCAGCGTCCGCTACCCGGAACCTTGCACCGCTGCTAATCGCCAAGGGCAACCTGACCGAGTGGACGGGGGTCGCCGACTTCTACGCACGGCCGAACATGGAGATGCACGCGCTTGCGTTCTTCTTCGGCTTCGGCTCGCCGCTGCTGCGCCTGTACGGCGGCATCGAGGTGCGAGGTGCGCTGATCAACCTGATGTCGAACAAGTCCGGCACCGGCAAAACCACGGTGCAGACGGTGATCAACTCCATCTTCGGCCATCCGTCCGAACTTCTTCTGAAGAAGGACGACACCATCAACGCCCGGATGCAGTGGATGGGCCTGATGAACCACCTGCCGGTGACGATGGACGAGGTGACCAACCTGACGGACGAGGAGTTGTCGGCGCTGGTGTACGACATCCCGCAGGGACGGGGTCGGCACCGGATGGAAGCCCAGTCGAACAAGATGCGGGTGAACACCACGTCGTGGCAGAACTTTGCGATCTCCTCAAGCAATTCGTCCATGTACGACAAGTTGCTGCGGCACAAGAGTACGGCCGACGGCGAACTGCGCCGGCTGATCGAACTGCGGATCACGCGCCCGCTCGACATCGGCAAGACTGAATCCGATGCGGTGTTCCGCAATCTGGCGTTCAACTACGGGGTAGCCGGACCCAAGTACATCCAGCATGTGATGACGCACATGCCGCAGGTCGACGAAATAGCCAAGCAGTTTGCTGCACGGTTCGACACCGACCTGAACCTCGACCAGTCCGACCGGTTCCATGCACGGGCGCTCACGCTGGCGCTGGCTGGAGGGTCGATAGCCGCGAGCATCGGGCTGCATCACATCCCGGTCGAGCCGGTCTACGCGACGGCGGTATCCGTACTGCGGGGCATCAAGACCGAGGTCATCGCACCGGTCACTAACACGCAGAACACCGCCACCGAGACGCTTGCCGAGTACATGAACGAGAACATCAACAACTCGCTGGTGATCAACGGCAACCGCACCAACGGCATGCCCAGCCCTGCGTTCCAAGTGCCGCGCGGTGCGCTGCGGATCCGGTTCGAACCGGACACCAAGGAGATCTGGATCCCGGCCGCACCCCTGCGGGACTACTTCGTCGAGCGGCAGGTGGACTTCAAGTACGCGCTGCGGGAGATGACCTCGCTCGGCGTGCTGAAGCACGGCGGCAACCCGGTGTCCAAGCGGATTGGCTCGGGCGCGCTGGTCGGGCTGGAGTCTTCCAGCCTGCGAAGCTACTGCTTCGACGCCGACAAGCTCGGGGTGGACGTTGCCGCGTTCTGCGTACCGCAGGCCAAGACAGATGGCACCTCCGACGCTGGTGCCTGATCGGTACCGATACCTTAACCTGTACGGGGTTCAGTACCACATCGCTTGGGAGGAACTGCACCCGGGCTGCTCTTTCTTCCTGAAGACCACCGCTACGCCACGGATGGTGCAGAAGGAGCTAACCCGGGTCAGCCGGTTCCTGAACATGACCCTGAAAGCCGCAGCCCGTGTGGAGTTCGGGTATTACGGCTTTCGGGTCTGGCGGTTGGCTTAAAGGCCCAGCGCGCGGCGCGCCTCCCGGGTCCACTTGGTCAGTTCCTGCTCACGGGCCTCCATCTCTCGTTTTTGCTGGAGCCGTTCCGCCCCCGACATCTGTTCCGCAGCAGCAGGAGTATCGAGCCAGTTCTTGCGGTCGCGCGTCGCCTTCAGATGATTCAGCGTGGCGTTGACCGCGCGGTACAGCATCAACTCTTCCTTGCGGTCCTGCGCATATTTGTAGGCTGCGTCGACATCGCGCCTCATGAGCAGGTTGATCGTCTGCTGCGCCTGCGCTACGCGCTCGCGCAGTTCGTAGAACTCGTCCTTGTACCGCGTGCCAACAGGCTCGTAGGTGAACGGGGTCAGACCGATCATGCGGCTCAACGGGCGGTCCGCACGGTCGCTGACGAGAGCGTCCATCGTAGCGAGACCAAGTGCTGCCGTCGTGCCGAAGTACCCGTTGAGAAGGTTATCGATCTTGATCGGCGAAAGTTCTACGTTCAGCGTGTCCTTTAGCGTCTTTGTAATACCTGTAGCCGCTGCGAACCGGGCAACCTCCCGGGCAAACTCGGATGTGGTGGACGTGACCCGCTCCGGAATCTCCAGTCCTTCTTGGTACGCACCTTCCAGTTCACGCCCGGTGCGGATCGAGTAATCCATCCACGTTTCCAGCAGTGGTCGAGCCGCCGACGGGATGGGAGTGATACGGCCGAAGTATTCCTTGAACGCCGACTTGAACCACGACGAGACCGCGATCATGCCCGCCGCCTCGTCCGGCGTGCCCTGCTTCAGGAAGTATTCCGTTACGCGCTCCGGGATGGCTTTGAACAGCATGCCGATCTCGGACGGCACGGGGATCCCGAACCCGCCACCCAACACCCACGTCTTGTCGCGCTCCTCAAGCGACATAGATTCGTACTCGTCCTCGCCCGCCATCGCCAGCGAGTAGAGGATGCTCGCCGCCATGAGCGAACCGGCCATCGCGAAGAACTTTTTCTGGGCCTGCTTTGCGGGCAGCCCGCTCACCGCATTTTTACCCGTCATCCCACGGTACACGATGTCCATACCTTGGACATACGATCCGAAGAACGGAATCGTCTGCAGCATCGAATGCAGGATGTGGAACCGGTCACCGGCACCGGAGGTACGGAAGTTGATGATCTCACGCGCACGCTGCAGCGCCAGCAGCCGGTCGCCCGTCTCCAGCAGCGTCTGGTCGTAGATGCCTTGCCGAACCGCGAGGTCGGAGGCTCGCGAGATTTCGTTCATCCGATGCAGCAGCGTGCCGAACGTCTTCGACTTCAGTTGGGTGTACGACTTGTACCCAAACTCTTCCAGCAGCGATTGCGCCGGGTTCTCAAGCCGGAAGTCCACGTCGCCAGCCACCCCGCGTTCGCGAAGGGCGATCGTCTCCGGCGCAGTCGAAAGCGTGCCTTTAATTGCGTGCTTGCTCAGGGCCGCAAAATTAGTTGCGATCCGCGAAGTCAGCGCCGCAATATCCTTTACTCCGGAGTAGAAGATGGCCCGCTGGGTATCCTGCGGAAGCTGCCCGGCCGTAAAGGTTGGCAGTGCCGTGATGGAGGTTCGCAGCACGTTGGAGATGTTGGACATCACCTTCATGAACCCGAGAGTGGGCGCCACCCTCGCGTTGAACGCCATCGCATGGTAGACGGTCGGCGTCTCGTAGTAGATCCGCACGCCGTTCTTGTACGTCATCACCGCCGTTTCCGTGCCCGGGCGGGTGGTGCCCACCCGGCGGGCCTGCCCGATGGCCTCAAGCTGCTGCACCGTCTTGTTCAGCGCATCAGTGCGGACCACCTGCTGCACCATCCAGCCGAGCAGGGAGAAGTAGTTCTCGATGACGTTGCCGGTCGGGCGATCAACCCAATTCGCGTTGACCAGCACCGGGAGCCCGCCCAGCGAAGAAAGCCCCTTGCCGGTAGTGCGCCGCTGCCGGAAGTGCGTCTCAAGGATTCCGATTTCTTTATCGGTGAGACGGTCGAGCGGAACGTACTCCGCAGCCGAAGTCCACTCCTTGGCAAGATCTTTACTGATCCGGCCCACTCGCACCATGTGGTCGATGAGGGCGATGCGCGCCTCGTCGAGGATCGACTTGACCTCTTGAATGTCTTTATCAGCCTTGAACGCTTGGTAGAACAGGTCGATGTCGGCGTTGCTCATCGACTGCGGCAGCTTCGGATCTCCTGCCTTGGCGGTGCGGTTGTAGTCGCGGAACTTGTATTCGCGCGGCGCCTGAATCATCATCGCCGCAACATCCCACGCCTGATCCATCGTCATGCCCTTCGCCTTGCCCCACTTCTCGATGATGGGGAAGACCGAGGCGGGCGGGCGCTTGCTATCGACGACCGTCCACCCAGCGATCGGGTCGGGCGCGAGGGCACCTCGGCGGTAGTACTCCGGCAGCATTTGGTCGGCAGCTTCGGCTTGCTTGAAGCCCACCTGCATGGCCTTCGCCGACACCGCCGAGATCATCCCGTCATCCACGGCTCGGTTCAGCACGTCGAAAACGGTAGCTGCCTTGTCGGCAAGCTTGGTGCGGATCTTCGTTACGCTATCGATGACGTACTGGTTGTTGGCACCGGTCGGGCCTTTACCCGGTCCGCCGAACGCACCGTTGACCATCGACTTGAACGCAGCTTTTTTGGCGGATTGGTTCGCCACCGACGCCAGCATCTGCTGGACGGTCGGAGACTGCGGGGTCGGGGGTTGTTGAGCGCGACGAGGAACTGCACCTGCCGTAGGCGTCGGTGCCGGAGGGGCCACCCGCGCAGCGGGCTTGCTGAAGATCGTGTCCATCGAAGCCATCGCGGCTTCGTACATGTTGGACGGAAACTTGACGCCCAGTGCCTTCAGCACGATCTGCTTGAACTGATCCCACGCGGTCTGCTTCTTCCACGGCGTGTTCTTCAGTTGCTCGATCAGCTTCGGATTCGTGATCGCTTCCGTCACGAACTCGGACAGGCTGTCCTGCGCGTCCACCGACAGCGTGATGCCGGGATCGGCCTTCGCCGACGCCCACAGGTCGTTCAGTTCCTTGATCGCGACGTTCTGCTGCGCCGTACGTTTGGCAGGCTCCGTTACGATGACGCGCTCGGTGGCAGCGTGCACCGCTTCGTGCAGCAGCGTCTCCTCGTTCAGCCCACGGTTGCGATCCAGCCAGATCGTGTTGCCGTTGGAGGATGCAGCACCGGCAGCGGGCGTGCCGTCCGGTTGCTTGAGGTCGTCGCGGATGACAACGTCGGTGTTGCCGAGCAGTAGCTTGAGCCGAGCCGCCAGTGCCCTGTACGCCGGATCCTGCGTGGTGGCTTCAAGTTCGCTCAGTGCCGAGACAAGGTTGTTCTGCTCAAGTTCGGCAATTGCATCCGCCGACAGGGGCGTTTCCGTACCGGCAGCCTGCTGGTATCGAGTGCCACGTACCTTACGTCCACCCGGCACTTCGGTGACGGTCGGTCGGCGATCCAGCCCGTACTCGGCAAGCTGCGCCTTTTCCTCCGCAGACAACTGCTCGGCAACGCGAGGTTCGCTAACTGCTGGAATTTCGGAAACCGGTGCTTGCTGCGCAGCCTCCTGATCGGCACCAACTTCCGGAATCTGGATGTATTCGGTGCCGTTTGAAGTCGTGAACGAAACCCCGTCATACCCGCCGGCACGCGCCGCTCGCACCAGATCATCCATCGTGGCCGAGCGCGGAAGGCCAAGCTGATCTTTTGCGGCCATCCAACTCGGAGCCGACAGCAGATTCTTGAACGTCACGCTTTCTTTGGCGACTTGGCCGCCCGGACCTGCGTAGACCTGCGCCACCGTCTGGTCGGGCGACATGAATCGGGCTTCGCCCACCGTGCCTTCGGTCGAGGCGGGATCACGCCCTGCCGGCACGCCACGGTACAGGTCTACGGTGACGGGCTCGCCCTGCGCAGTCGGTTGTTCGGGGAGGGTTGCGAGCGGTTCGGTCGGAGCCTGTGCAGCCGGTTCCTCTAGTGCAGCGACGCGTGCGCCTTCTGCCGCAGGTTCTCCAGCAACAGGTTCCCCAGCAGCACCCACTCCGACTCCAGCAGGTGCTCCAACTCCGGGGGCGGCGGCAGGTCGTACTTGCTCTCCGACGCCTGCTTGAGGAAGCTCCACGCCCGGCTCACCTGCTCCAACGACAGGTCCGCTAGGTTCGGATATTTCGGGTCCAGAAACAGGCTCACGTTGCACTCCTTCTACGAACGCGGGCGGGGTTGGAAGCAAGAGGTTCTTGAGGACGGGCGTTTTCTTGCCGGGGGTCTTCAGCAGGGCAGGGCGCGCCTCGACCAGCGCCTGCAGTTCGTCCTTCGACTTGCCAAGTACATTTTGCTCCAGCCACCGGACGGCTTCCTTATCCAGCTTGTTTTTTGGATCCGCCGGCATGCCGGCTTCGACCAGCATCTCTCTGGTGATGATTTCCGGGGGTGCAAAACCTTCGCGCGGCGTTACTTCCGGTAGAGTCTCTTCGCTAAAAACGGATTGTGCGGCCAGTTCCGCTTCGCGATCAGCAACCGCTTTCTTGGCGTTTAGCTCAAGCTTTCGGGCTTCGACATCGGAAATATTGCGCTGCTTTTTAAGCGCACGAACTTCTTTGATCCGTTCGACAATTTCGGGCTGGCGGCGGTTCTCGTCGAGGGCAGCGGAAAGTCGCGCTTCTTCCAGATACAGTTCCGCGAGCGACAGGTCAGCAAGCGGACGGCCTTCGGTGACGAACAGGTCGGACGTACCCGGCGCTTCGGGCGCTGCCGAGGCGGCAGGTTGAGCCGGAGGCGGTACCGCACCGCGCCTGCGCCCACCCAACACGATGTCGGCCACCGCGCTGACCAGAGCGCCCGTACCCGCACCATAGCCAAGAGCCTCACCGGTATCGGTGAAGACACCCTTCTCGGGGTTGTAGATGCCGCGCTCGATCAGGTTCTGGGCGATATTGGCCGCAGCTTCCTGCACGCCTTCCTCGCCACCCGTGACCAGCGCCCGCTTGAGCATGCCGACCACGCCCGGCCCCGCGTTTCCAAGGCGTCCAAGCAATCGGGTGACGGGGAGCAATTCGGATGCGCCCACCAGCGCACCTGCGCCAGTCGCAGCCGCGCGCTCCCCTTCGGTCGCACCTCCCTGCTCCGCGCGCACGCGCGCTTCACCGGCTCCGGCGGCAATACCTACGCCTGCAGCGCCAGCAATACCCAGCGGACCCGCCAAGGCCATCGGAACCATCGCACCGACGGAACCCACTCCCTCGCCAATCCGACGCAGGACCGTATCTTCCCTGCCCGGTCGCTCCGCGAACGGCGCTCTCAGGGTCTCGGCTACCGACTTGATACCACGCCGGGCAGCGGGCTCCCACTCGTCGGGCAGAACCGACGACGCACCTACCGCAGCGGATTCCAGCAGGTTTACGCCACCAGCCGGAATGCCTCGGAGCAACTGGCCAAGGGTGCCGATACCGCCCGAACCCGGGCGTTGCGCTGTGGAAAGGAACTGTACGAGTTCAGCGTCCGAATACCCAGCCTTGCGGGCTCCGTTGACATCGAACCGAAGCTTTTCGCCAAGATATTCCGCAATTTCTGCTTCGGAATAGCCCGCCTTGCGTGCACCTTGAACGTCGTACGGCATGGGTTATTGCTTCCAGAAAGCTTCTTTCGGTACGCGATTGCCCTGTGCAGGTGCGCCAGTAGAGGCAGTACCCGCAGTAGAAGCCCTTGTTGGCATCCCGGACAGCCGCGCCAATTCTTCATTCATCCTTTGAAGCTCAGCACTTGCGTCTTCGTACTGCTTCAATGCGAGTTGCTTATCCGCGCCTTGCATTAGCGGATTTGGCGTGTTGATGAGCTTGGCCGCAAGCTCCAGTTCCTTACGGAGATTAGCAGCGCGCTCGCGGATCTGGGTAGCGGCAAGGGCCCGCTCCTGCGCGGTCTGCGCTCTACTTGCTGCGGCCAGCGAAGCATTTGCGGCTATCTGCGCGGTCTGGAGACGAGTGGTGGCTTCCAACGTAGCCTTCGCACGGCTCTCGTTGATGGCGTCTTCGTGCCTAACCATCGCACGGGCTTCCGCGTCGTTCGTACCGGTCCGCTGGACGAGGAAGTCAACGCGAGTTTTCGTCCACTGCGAGTGGATCTCGTTGATCCTGTTGCGCCCAGCCAATGCATCCTTGGCCCGACCTTCGGCTTCCGCACGGCGGGTTTGCTCGACCGCATCCATAAGCTCGCGCCGCTTCTCAGCGGCTTTCTCAAGATCTTTCAGACCTTCCTGATACGACTTCATGCCTTGCTGTGCACCTGTACCGATGCCAACGAACGCATGCGGACTGGTACTGGCCATCATCGCAAGACCGGCGTTGACAAGTGCCATCCGGAAGTTTTCTTCCTTCTTCTGCGGAACTTCAGCTTCTTCCTTCTCCAGCCGTTTCTGCAGCCCTTCACGGGCCAGCCCCTGCGGACGCTCCGCTTCGTATCTCCTGAGCGCCTCTTCCGTACGTTCGACTTCAGCTTTGGACGCTGCGTCCATTTCGCGACGGATGTTTTCCGGCATCTCGTCCGAAAGGGTAGCCCGAGCGGCTGCGTATTGCTCTTGGAACGGCTTGCGCACCGGGAACGCGGAAACAGTAGGCATAGCAACAGCAGGCAGGCCGGCACGGCCCTCGGGTTGCTCGCGAGGCGGACCGCCTACGCCATCCACGTTTAGTTTCGGAGCGTCTTCTTTCTTCTCAGGCGTCGGGGCGCCGGCGGCGGTTGCCGGTGCAGCACCTTTTGCCGGGGCTGCCGGTTGGGCGGGGGCCATCGCACCCGGACCGTTTTCAAGGATGAACCGCATTTCAGCAGGGCTCATCTGATCCAGCCGACTCATGATGTCTTTGGCCCGTTGACGCTCCTCATCCGACTGCGTCATGAAAAGGCCGGGTACCGCCGAAGCTGGACCGTACTGCGCTTTTAGCGCACGCTGCAGGCTCGCGATTTCAGCGTTCCTACTGTACGCATCCCTAAGACCACTGAACCAGCGACCAGCAGGAGTGGCCGGTTGCTGGACTCCCCCTTCGCCGGCACCGCCCGCGAACGCGATGATCCCACCGTCGGCAAACTCCATGTCGCCGGTCGGAAGTTGCGCAATCCCGATATCTTCGGGAGCCATTGCCTGCACTGCCTGCTCGTTGATCGGCGGGGCTTCGCCTTGCTGCTGAGGCTGGCCCTGCGGTGCGGCGCGCATGCGCTTGCGGCGGTTCGACTCCTCAACGGCGAGTGCGAGCGTATACGGATCCTGCTTGTGCATCGCCGCGTACTGCTGAAGCTGCGCGTCGGGCAGCCTTTCAAGGATGGCGGTGATCTGGTTGACGTTAATCATGGCCGTTCCTTACCGCATCCGTTGAACCGCAAGATCCGCAAGTCCTGCACCCGAAGGGATCTCCCCGCCGCCCGCCCGCGTCAGACCGTAGCCCGCTAGTGCAAGGCCCCCAAGCTGCGAGATCGGAGACGGCGGGGCAGCGTAGATCTGCTGCGTGGTGTTCGACATCGGCATGCCCCGGAACAGATCGGACATGAAGCCAATCTGTTGATACGGATGCTGAAGCTGTGCTTGGAAGTCCTGATACCGAGTATCCAGCCCGCGCTGCACCTGCGCCTGCTGCTGCCCGCCAAGTTGGCTCTGGAGCCCCAACGCACCAACCTGCTGCCGGAACTGCTCGCCACCGAGGTTACCCAACTGCTGCGATGCCATCAGGTTGCGCCGCATGTCCTCGTTAAACTGGTTTTGCGCCGCCGTGTACGCAGACTGCAGCCCGCGCGACTGGATGTCACCCATCTGGGTGGCAAGATTCCGCCCCGCTTCGGCACGCATGATCGCATCACGCCCACCGCCGAACGCACCTTGCCCAACCGCCTGCGCATGCTGTTGCAGGCCCGCAATCCCCGCTTGCCGCGCCGCTTCCCGCTTCTCGATGTCGACGACATTCTGCATGTACGGCGACATGTACTGCTGCGCTTGCTCGGTACCAAACTGCCCGGGCTGCTGCGCCATGCGGGCAGACTGCGCGATGTACTCCGACGGGCCAAGCCCCTGCGCTCCCGCGAACGCCTGCTGCTGAAGCGGCGTGAACTGCGCCGTCCGCTCACCGGTATAGGCTTGGAACGGAGCGCTGGTCAGGGCGTCGGCCTTACCCAACGCAGACTGCACATAGGGTTTGGCGTAGTCGGGGATCGTCGTCTGCGTGGTTTGCGTCTGCGACGGTCCACCACCGCCGCCCGCGTGCAGTTTGATCCGACCGTCACCGACATGCTGGAACGCATCGACGGGAAGATCCGGCTCTCCGAGATTAGCCGCCGCACGGCTCCAGTTGCTCATAGCTTCACTCCGACAATTCTGTACTTCTCATCGAACCCGTAGCGCCGGCAAAACCGTTCTACCGATTCACGTACGGCACCTTCCAGCACGGTAGCCCCCTGCGCAGCGACGATAGCCTTCAACTGGTCAAACGTCTCAGGCGAGGAAATCCCGGAGCCGCCCATCGCAGTGATAAACGCAACCCGATCCGTGGGTCGGTTGAACATGCTGATTGTCACCGCACCATGTATCGTTGCGCCGTCAGTTACCACCACCAGCAGCCACTGGCCGGTCGTCACCAACACCCGAGCATGTTCCACCGTGTAGTCGCCGTTTGCCCAGTCCAGTGCGGCGTCGATGTACGACTCGACCGCAGGCCACAACCGGTTCACCCACTCCAGCGGAACAAGCTCTACCTTCATCCAAGCAGCTTGTTCAGTTGCCGATCAGCACCGGAGGGTTCACCGCGCTTGGCGTTCGCCCGCTCCCGATGGATCGCGTTCATCACAGCGTAGAGCTTCTTGGCACCGGCACGGGTGTCGCCATTACCAATCTCGGAGACGGTGCGGGCATCGAATACGAATTCACCGGTCGCAAGGCGCGCCGGGGTCTTGCCGTCGATGTGCGCCGGGATGCTGTCGCTCACACCATCACCCGGACCGGTCAGCAGGCGACCGCCACCGGCAAGACCCATCAGGCCACCAGTTGCGTAGCCGCCTTCACCACCCTGCGACGTGGTGCGGAACCAATCTTGTTGCGGGCCAGACGCTCCAGTGGCATCCGCCGTAGCGGCCGGTTTTTCCGGCGTAACCAAATCGATCTGACCCTTGCGCGTATCGTAGCTATACTGCGGCAGCCCTTCGTACTGGGCACCGATGACCTTCGTCGGGCCGGGCGGACGGGCACGCGCAGCTTCCGTCGCCACGCTGTACGGGCGGTTACCCATCAGGTACTGGTACATGTCGCCCGACTCGCCCGACATCGTGTAGTACGGGTTGTTGGACAGCCCGGCCAGACCGCCGTCGGCGTACTGGTACCGAGTCGGGGCAATCATCGGATGCCGCGTAACAGGCTGCTGTTGCTGCTCAACAGGGGGCGGGGTCATACCCTCCATGATCGCAGGAGCACCCGCCATACCGAAGGTCTGCAGTGCCGCCTTGTTGCCGCCAAGCTGAGAGACCAGCGCGGACGGATTGCGCACGGCAGCGCCCAGACCGGTCTGGAAGTTGGACATCCCGGTAGCTGCGCTAGGGGCGGCACCGGCTGCACCGGCACCTGCGCCCGCTGCTCCAAGACCCGTCGCGGCATCGGCAGCTTGGTTTGCCGCCGCCAGAACGTCGCCCGTGCTGGCCGCACTGTTGGCCAGACCTTGCACCGCAGCATCGCCCGCCGCCTTGGCTCCCAGCGCCGAGATGCCACCCGCTAGACCCGCACCGCCGAACGCGCTCAGGCCCGCCATGAAGCCCTTGCCGAGATCCTTGGAAGCAAGTGCAGTACCGCCACCGACGAGTAGCGCCGCAGGCACGGCGCCGATACCGGTCATGGCAAGCGCGCCTCCCGCGATCATCGGAAGAATGGACTTGAGGAAGTTCGCCTCCGGCAGGCCGGTGTCGGGGTTGACCGAGAGCGATCCCCCGTGCGCCATCGCCAGTGCTTGGAGGCCGTTGACCTCGCCGGGCGTCATGTGAACGAGCATGGAGTCGCCTTCGCGCCCCCGCGCCGCCAAAGTTTGGGCGATATCGTGAAGACTCATATGCGCTCCAGCAGGCTAGCGCTCTGCTGCATTGGGATAAACGTATGTTACCGTCATGATGACGGACGGGATAGCGGGAACTGGAGCAGCGGCGGGGGCTGCGAGCAGCCGGGCATCCGTGGAGTCCGAACTCCAGACCAGTTGGAAGTAGTCGCCACTGGCCATCGTGATCAGGTAGTTCCACGCAGCACAGGTCTCGGCGTTCGGACCGGACACCACCACCTTGGTAGCGGAGTTCGGGATATCCACCCCGTTCTGCCGGAACCAGAAGTAGAACGCCACCGCACCGCCACCTACGTGGTCAAGCTGCGCCGAGAACTGGAAGTTGTAGACGCCGGCCCGTTCGACCGTAATACGGGAGGTGTCCGCCGAGTCGCGTGTAATTCCGAACCCCTCGGCCACGCTGTTGAACGTAACCGGGTAGGCAGTGTTCGCCAGCGCAGGAGCCTGCGTCGTCGTATCGAGAAACGTCGCGTAGTGGTTGAACCCGACCAGCACCTGCTGGAACGCGGAATTCACCTGATTGAAGTACAGCCGCAGCGCACGGTAGACCTGATCGTGCTGGCTCTGCACGTATTGCGCAGGCGCCGCAGGTAGCATCGGGTCGGAGGGCGGGAGGATCTGCGGCATGTCTAGCTTGCTCGGCCGTCAGGACGCACGTCGAGTCGCGGAGCGCCGAACTGCCAGTGGGTACCTACCTGATCGGAACTGATCTTCAGCGCCATCTGCCGCCCACGAATGCGCGTGTACACGATCTCCGTGAACCGCTGGACGGTGTAGTTGCGCTGCCCGGAGTAGTTGTTCACGCTCACCACGTTCGGGTCGGCTGCAGCACCGTAGGCTGCGCCCGGATTGCGCCGAGGCCGCACGGAGAAGTTGACCTGCGGCGTTCCAGAGGTGGACCCATCGAACGTCACGTCGGGGATGATCCGCCACACGAATCCGTAATTATGCCCGTCGCCGATATCGAAGTCTGCGGTCTGGATGTACGAGGAGATCGCCGAAGGCGGCGTCGTGCTGCCGTCGTCCACACCGTTTTCGTGGTACAGGATCTGGCCGTTGTATCCAGCCGCAATCGGGTAGACGCGCAGCGTCGAGTCGAGCCACGCGGTACGCGCCAGCGATCCGTAGTACCAGATGTTTTCCAGATGGTTGTAGACCACGTACTTGTCGATGGTCGTGGAGTTGGCGGAACAGTAGAACCACCAGACCTCGTTGAACCCTTCGTTCGTACCGGAGAAGAACTGCGCCTTCTGGCTCAGGTTGATGTCCCCGAACACATACTGGCGCAACGTGCACTGCAGAGTCTGCACCTGCCCGGAGTACATGTAGAACTTGTCATCACCCATCCAGTAGGTGATGTTGTTGGCCGTCGAAGCCGCGCGCGGGCTGATGATCGTGATGTTGGTGCCGAGCGGCTGGATGCCCCACACGTATGGCGGTCCGAGGTACTGCATCGAGTACAGCGCCGCGTTCGTCCAGACGAGGATCTCCTGCTTCGTCTGCTGGGCAGTCACGATCTCCGAGCCGATACTCAGCCGGTAGCTGCCCGCTTGGTTCGTCGCCTGCGGGTACCACGAGTTGTAGCTTTCCTGATCCGACCAGCGAATCAGCAGCGGATCCTGCACCGTGGAGCCGTAGTCGTTCACGCCAAACGCGATCACGAACCGGGAGTTATCGGAGACGAGGACGTAGTTGGCGACCGTCGGGCAGTCCGTGACGAGCAGGGAGTGGGTGCCGGACTGCGTACCCGAGGTGACGATCGGCGTGCCGTTGAACGTCGCCGACAAGTTGGTGCTATTGACGACGTAGTACGTCGAGCCGGCCGTCAGGCCCGTAGGCAATGCTCCAGTCGTACTCAGCGTAACTGCCGTGCCGTTCGGCAGGGCTTCGGAAAACGTGAATGCAGCCGCCGCAGGGGTCGAGATGTTGACCGTGAACGTCTGGTACGTCAGCCGCGTGGCCCGGTTGAAGACGTTCGGGTTCGCGTTGGTACGCCAGTAGTAGAGCGCGCCGCCACGCGGGTTGATGATTAGGTTCTCGCCGAAGTTCGCGCTGCTCCAGAGCCGCAGCGGTGCGGTGACGAGCGCAGCGGTCGCCGCTTGACCCCAACCAGAATTCGACACCCCGGGCGTCACGCCACCCCAGCCACCCGCACCCCAGCCCGAGGTGGCACCGGAAATCGACAGGCCAGTGGATAACTGGTAGTTACCGACGACCGACGCGCCGCCGTTGCCACTGTCGGATGCCGTGGCCGAGAGCGCCACCTTGATCTGGTACGAGTTCCCGTTCAGCACCGCGTAGACGCGATGCTCGGCATTCAGCACCGTGGCCGTGACCGTGCCACCCAGCGACACCGCACCGCTGAAGGTAACGAAATCCCCGATCAGCGCGCCGTGCGCAGTGTGGTTGACGGTGACCAGCGTCGAGCCGTTGGTGGCAGTGAACGTGATCGCACCTGCCGCCGTCGTCAGACGAATCGGCGTGACATCGTAGATCAGGCCGTCAACGGTGTTCTGGATGTAGTACTTCAGTTCCGTACCAATCCCGAGCAGGTTGTAGCCGGCGAGGGTCACCCAGTTGCGCAGGTTGCGCGCAACGCCCCAGTACGCGCCCGTCGTGGGCGGCAGGCCCCCGGACTGCATGCCGGTATCCCGCACCCACCCGCCGATCTTCTCGGGCTGGCCGGAACGAAAGCGAATCTTGTCGCACTCAAACCAACCACCCTCGTTGGCGAGCGTCGTCGACTCCCGACTGACGCCGGGCTTGAACCGAAGCGTGGTAAGCGGCATGCCTAGAAACGTCCGCGGATTCCAATGAAGAACTTCAATCGATCACGAAGAGGCGGTGGTTCGTAGCCGGGCGGAAGCTCAACGGGCTCCACCCAAACGTGCCAGCGAAACCACCGCCAGAACCGGTTCACGCCTTCTTGGCGTCCGGAACGAACACGCCGATGACGCCGGCAACCGCCATGCCAAGAGCCACGAGGGCTTCCGTTTGCGCAGCGCTAAGAGCAACGCCAGCAGCGGTCAGCAGCATGACGACGCCGCGCCACGTAGACGCTTCACGAATTCGGGCGAGAAGGTAATCTTTCATGTCGAGGACTCCGAAGTAGCACCCGCGTGGGTGACCGTGAAAAGCCGAGTAAACCACCCGGTGCCGTAGATATTGAAGTTGGTCGTCACCGCATAGCGCCGCGCGCGGATCGCCATGAACCTAGCCATGCCCCGCGCCGAGACAGCACGGGCTGCCTGCAGCGTAACCGGGCCGAACTTGCCGTCGATGCGTACACCGAGCGATTCCTGCAGCAGGCGGACGGCGGTCGGCACCCCTTGGTTCACCGCGCAGTCGAACACGTACAGACAGAGCGGCCACGGCAACTCGTTGGCTCGCACCGGCATCCAGTAATCCGTGAAGTAGATCGCCTTGGCGTCTTCCTTCGTCAGGTTCGGAATGTCCAGCGCCGGGTAGAACTTCTGCGCGATGCCGTACTTCGTAACGCCGCCGGGATCCCGGGGGTCGGTGGACAGCCCACCTTCCTCCTTGAGGATGATCTCAAAGGCACGGTCGAAATCGCTCATGATTTTTTCCGCTTACCCGAAGGCGTAACCGGCCATGATTGTCGGGCCGAACTGGTCTTCTTGGAAGCCATCGCAGAGCGTTCGGTCGTCGTCAGCTTCTTCGCAGCAGCCTTGGGGCGGCAGGCGGGGTAGGCGCGCGAGTTCTTCTCGCCGCCGGACCGGCCACACTCCTTGCCGGTCTTCACGTCGACCCACTGTTCACCAAACCACTTGCCAAGACCGCCTTTAGCCACGTTTTTTCACCCGATTATCCGCACCGGACCAGCTACCACCGCGCTTCTTGTATTCCTTGGACGCCCACGCGTTGGCGTAGGCGCTGGGGTACACGTCGAATTTCTTCTTGGCGTCGGTCTTCACGCGACTCCAAAGCGTCGGGTTGCTGGGCTTCGGGCTGGCCATGATCAGAGTTCAGCGGAGAACGTGGCGTTGAACACGAAGAACGCGGCACCTGCGGCATTCGTAGTGAACGCTACTCGCGTGTGGACGTTATCCCCGTAGTTCGTAGCTGGGTTGGTTTTGGCGTTGCCGGAGTTGACGTTGGTATAAGTCACCGTCGGCGTAGCTCGCATCGAAACCGGATGGATGAAGTCGCCGTAAAGCGCTTCGTCGGCTCCACCTGCGTATCCGCTGACGATCAGACTCGCGATCGAAACGAAGTACCGCTGGCACTGCGCCAACTCCACCGCGAACGGCCGGCGTTCAAACGGAGTCGCGGCGGTACCTTCTTCAACCTGCACCATCGCAATATCGAACGTACCAGACTGCTGACCAAGAGATGCGGTGCGCGCGTTGAACGATGAGCCTGCATCGAACCAAATATAGAGGCCGAGGTAATCATCGTTGTTGCTGCCCAGCGTTTTGCCGGAAAGCGACGGGACGGAAATGGTCGCTTCGTACCGCACCCACGAAGTGGTCAACGTAAACTTCTGCGCGCCGATACCGGTTACTGCTGCCGAAGGCGACCCGCCAGTACCAAAGCTTTGCGCTAACTCAATTGCAATAGGCCGACTTGCATCGGCTTTTGCGTAGAACGATACCCGAATCGACCTGCCCGCGAACGTCCGCACGTTCTCGATAGCTTGCCGCTTGAAGACGTAATTCGACGCACCCGCAACGCTCGCTACCACCGTGCGCGAAAAGTAGGTCGGATCGCCCGGAACGTCCGTCTGCCCAAGCGTAAAGCTCTGACGCGAAGCAGTCTTCGACGACCCGACGTTACTGTTTTCCCATCGGTCGTCCGAACCATAGCCGTTGGAGGTCTGGCTGGTACCTCGCTGCCAGAAATCGAACGCCCCGTTGATGATCTTGTTCCGGAACGACGGCTGCGCGGACAGGTACCCACCGGGCAGCGTGACGCCGAGCGTGGTGGCTCGCAGTTGCTCCACACCGTTGGCGGTGAGGGTTACCGCATCGTGTGCAAGGCGTACGTTGGTACCGTCGCAAACCAACGCCACGGTGTTGCCGTTGAGAATCGTAACCCCGGTGCCTCCCGCCGTGAACAGCACCGACTGCCCACCCGCCGTGGCGTTACGCACCACGTAGAACTTCGACACCGCTGGGCAGGTGACCGTTCGGGTCGTGGTCAGCGAGACCCCCGAGGTCAGGATGACGTGCATGTTGCGCGCCTGATCGGACGCGCCGGAATTCGTCGTGAGCGTAAGGTCGGCATCCGTCATCGTGACGGTCACCGCACCGGCAATCGCCTGCTCGATCAGCGTGCCGATGTTGGTGTTGGTCGTGCCACCCCACGTACCGGCCTGCTCGCCCGTGGCGATAAGTTCGAAGCGAAGATTGGGGGAGTAGGTACTCGGCATGTCACGTCACTCGGATGATGGCGTTCGTGGAGGTTGCAGGCGGCATCGCAATCAGGAGGTCTCCACCGCTCACCGTGTAGGTCTGCCCAAGGTCGATCACCGCCACCGCACGGTTGGCCTTGCTCGCGTTGTAGATCAGCGCGAACCGCAGCGTGATGGTCACGGCGGAAAATACAGCGTCCGAGAAGTCGGCAACCGCAACCCCGTCGTCCAGTACCGGAGTCACATTGGTGAGCGTCACGCCACCTGCACTGTAGCCGGGGCCGGAGGCCTCGTTGGTCGTCGAGTACGCGGTGGTGTCGACTGACAGTGACGCAGACGGGCTGTACAGCGCCATCTTGAAGGTGTCGCCCGTCGAGGCGGTGAAGTTATGCACCGCTTGGAGCAGTTCGACCTTGAAGGAATTGCAGGCGGCTGTCACGTCAGGTCACCGGGTACCGAATCTGGCCAGCGCGGTAAGCATCCTGCCGGACCTTCGCGTCCACCAGTTGCTTGAGCATCGCCAGCGCTTCCTTGAACTTGGCGTCGTAGACGGCCATCATGTCCTGCTCACCCTTCATGAAGGTATACGCCTCCACGAGGGAACCGTAAAGCAGGACCGAGTCGAAGTTATCCCCGAGCCACGAACGGCCAGTTGCCGACGTAGTGATCGACTCCGGATACCCGAAGTACACCAGCCGCAGTGCGTACGCCAGATCTGGCACCGGCCCGAGGATGAACTCGGAGGGCGAGATCTGCGCGTAGTGCGTCGGCTTGCCGACGTAGGTACCGATGGGGAACGCCTCTTGAACGAAGTTCGGATCCTTGTTCAGCAGGTAGTCCAGATCACCCGTGGACGGGTTCACCACCGCCAGCGAGTAGGTCGCAAGATAATCCGTCGGAACCGTCACCGCACTGTTGTTCGGCGAGGTCGTGATCGAAGCGTTCTTGCGGGCTGCCGGAAGCTGCACCGAGTTGTTGATGCGCTGCTCGGCCTGCTGGATGAACGTGTTCAGGTCAGTCGTGGAGAACTCGTTCTCCGTATACGACTGGATCGAAGCAGTGAGAGCAGCGTAGTCCACGATGGCTTACTTGTTCAGGAACTTCTTGCCACGCACCGCAGCACCCGCGCCCCGCATGGTGCCGTAGCTTTTCTGGCTGGTACCCGGGAAGACCTTGCCCTTGACCAGCACGTCGTCCAGACCGATACCGGTCTGCGGGTAACCGCCCGTATTCGGCACGGGCACCTTCTTGATGCCGCCGGTCTTCATTTCGTCGGGCTCCGCTGGTTCATCACGCGCGCCATGTTGCGCCCGTACTTCTTGGCCATAGCCGAGGTCACGCCGCCCTTGGCGAGCTTCTTGGCGTTCGAATCCGGGTGCGCACCAGCGCCCTTGGCCATATGCGCCTTGAGCGCGTCCTTGGTCGACATTTTCATCACGGACTCCTAGTAAATTCCGTACCGATTGGGATATCGTCTTCGGTTACGATGACGAAACCGGATTCCTCAGCCACAGCAACCGCGTCAGGTGCTTCGGGCTGCCCGCAGGCGACCCCCAAACCTGCACCTACCACGATCTGGTAGATCAGCGCCCGACTCTGAGGATACGAGATATCGGGCCGTGGGTCACGAACCGCTTGCGGGTCGTTGACCGGGAACATCCCCAACCGCAGTTGCGGGTGGTCGGGATCCCAGCATTCCCGGCAGACCTTGATATTGACCTGCTTGGTCTTGATGATGAGCGGCCGAAGTTCCTTTAGGCGAACACGCTTGTAGCAACGATCGCACTGGGCGATCGCGTAGGTCCCTAATGCGAACTTGTTCGGCATCGCTGTTACCGGTAGAAGGATCCACGCGGCACGAACCGCACGGACGCTTTTTCCCGATCTTCCTCAGACGCAAGCTGCCACTGCCGCTCGTACTCGGCCTGCAGCATCGGAATCATGGCCTGTGTTTCCGGACGCTTCATCGCGAGGTAGTACGCCAGCCCCGCAACGAGGCAGGGCAGGAACCGGAACGGGATATCCTGCACGTTAGATCCGACCCCAGTATCCTGAATCCGCCGCAGCCGCCAGTAAACCAGCGTGTAAGAATTGTCCTGCGGCACTGGCCAGACCGTGACCGTCGGATACTGCACCCCCGTCGGGGCGGGGTTGGGCGCCCCACTTTGCCGGTTGATGTAGATCTGAATCGGTCGGCCCTGCGCCAGCTTGTTCGGGATCGTCGCATATGTGGACACCGAAATCCGGTTGATGTTGATGTCCGTCTGCGTCGAAGTGCTGCCGGGATTCTGCCGGATCGTGTGCTCGATCAGGTCGATGGTATCTGCAGGCAGGGTGTACGTCGCCGTCCCGGCGACCAGAGGGATGGACCCCTGCTCCACCGTCCACAGATTGATCCCGCGAGATGCCCACTCGATGGTCAGCAGGTTGAGGCTGCGCCGAGCGGTGCGAAACTCGTAACCCGAGCGCATCTCCACGCCGATGCGCTCGTAGGCTTCCTCAAGGATGTCGGCCAGAGGCAGCGCGAACGCGCTGGTCCCTGACGTGATCGGCACCGCCGTGGTGGGCATCTATACCTCCCGTCTCAGCACATCTTGCCGCGCGTCTTGCCCTTGCGCTCGATGCCGCCGCCGCGCGCGTATTTCTTCGCGCCCTTCATGCCGGCCTCGGCCTCTTCGTGCTTGATCATCGACTTCGGAGCGCCCTTCTTTTTCATGAAGGCGACTTCCTTGGCCATCATCTGCTTCGACTCTTTCATCGCATTTTCCCCTTAGTCAGGCCCTTACGGGCAATACCACAACCACGAACAGATCCACCTTCCTTGAACCCAAGGAATCGTTTAAGCGCAGCGCCACGAGCCGCCGATCGCTGCGCAGGACTCATCTTGGCCCAATCCTCATCCGCCGTATCAGCAGCATTACTCACGACAGATTTCGGGCGAGCCGCAGCCCGCGCCGTCGCCTCTTCCCTAAGTCGGGCTTGGCGTCGCACATCGGGAGTGTCGATCTTAGGAGTCGTATCGATCGGAGGGGGAAGTGCGCTCTGCCCCCGAGTCCGCGCGTAAATATTGCCGGCTTTTTCACTTTTTTCAGCAAAAGCGGCCATGCCGGTTTTTGGCTTGCTCTGCACCGGAGGCGTACGTTCGCCTTCATCAGCCGCAGTGGTGGCCCTCGCTGCGGCCTTCGGCGTCGCAGCCTTCGTTTTCACAGGCGCTTCGGCTTTTGCACGAGCAGCCGACTTCGACCCACCACCCGGCATCGGCTCGCGGGCCAGCGAAGTATAGGCACGCGCCTTCTCCAGCATGTCCTCGCCGAACCGACTCTGTACCGGCTCATCTTCACCGAACGTACGCTCGGTGATACCGCCCTCGGCGTACCGGCGCTTGACCATCTTCTTGATGGGTTTCTTCATGGCTATCTCAAAAGAGCTTCGTGGAAGCGCCGTGCCGAGTCTTCGGCCGATTGACCTTCTGCAGGGAGGGCTTGGTCTTCACCCCCGTGCGCTTGTCGGCGGCGAGGAAATCCGCACCGACCTTCTGCGGGACGCCCGCCTTCTTGGCAAACGCCGGGTTCTTGGCAATTGCTGCCATGAAGTTGTGCTGCTTTTTGGATACGGAAGGCATTTCAGCCGCTCCTTGCGTTAAGCGCTCGTACTGTCGGTGATCAAGCCGAGCGAGGCAAGCTGCGTCAGCAGCGATGCAAGCGCGGCGTTGCCGCCCCGAGACCCAGTTACCGCAGGCTTCGCAACAGGAGTCGCGCCGTAGAAGCCCATATACGGCGTGCCGGTCACATGCGTGACCCGGAAGTTCGCCGCGCCACCCGTGTACAGGATCCACTCACCGGTCGCATAAGTGCAGGCGGCATAGGAATTGGCGTTGCCGACAAGCAGCATATTACCGCCGCCGTCCATTCCGAGATAGCGGTTGGTATTAAGTTCGAACCGTTTGGCCACGAACGCCGAGGCCCCACTGATCTCGCCCAGCGTGTTTGCACCGCTGGTAAGGTCCACGTTGCCCATCCGGATGCGGTTGACGTTCTCGACGCCATACCGGGCGTTGCCGGTACTCTTGCCACCACCGAGGCGCACGAGGTCCGCAGGCACCGCCGCTCCGACGTACACGCCGCTACCGGTAGCACTCCCAAGCGCGTACAGGCTCAGGATGTCGATGTCGTAGCCGGTCTCGATCCGCACCGCGTCGTACTGTGGGTAGTCGACCTCAAGGTCATGGATGCGCGCGATCAGCGGCAGGCCACCCCCGGAGGTATCCCGGACCCGAAGACCGTAGCCCGGCGTCACGACGCCAAAGTAGAAGATCGTGAGCGAGTTGCAGTTCCCGTCCCAGTCGAGTCCCGTGCCGTAGTTGCCCGCCACGAACGAACAGGTCGCCGCCTCGACGACCAGAATGTCCGACCGGTTGGCCGCATCCCCGAACCAGCGGATGCCGTAGCCACCGCGCAGGCCACTTGCGTACCACTGCTCGATAACCGTCCAGTTAGCCTTCCGAACGTAGATCCCGGACGAACCGTTGATCTGGAGCAGCCGCTTGACCACCGTGCGGTTGGCGTTGTCGATGCTGACCGCGTAGCCCGTCTGGCCCGTGCAGTCCATCGTGAGGTCGATGCTGCATCCGAGCGCTGCGCCCGTAATCGTCACCGCATCGAAGGTACCAACGGGGACCAGCACCCCCGGCCCGAACAGCGCTTGGTAGTTCGACGTGACGGTGAGACCGGAAGTCGTGCGGTAGCTGCCCGGCGGGAAGAACACGGGCGCGCCAGTATTGATAGCGGCTTGGACCGCAGAGGTGTCGTCGTTCGATCCGTTGCCCACCGCACCGAAGTCCTTCACGGACACGGCATCACGCAGTTTGCTCTCCACGGTCCGGGCAACCGCACCCGTGCCGGATTGCGTGAACTGCGACCCCTGCACCAACGAGTTGGCAAGAATCCGCTTGTTGCGGTTGGCGGTGGACGCTTCGCTCGGATCGACAATAGGCACGTAGTCGGTGGATCCGACCAGCGTACCCTGCGCCAGCAGGGGCATCTCCGAGATCTTGCGTTCAGCCATGATGGGTTAGCTCAATCCTACGGAGTATTGAACGTATCGTACGCTTGGTTGAGCGCAGCACGCATGGTCGCGTTGCGTTCCGGTTCGAAGAAGAAGCTCAGGTTACCGGGGGCCGGAGACGCGTCGACCGAGTACCAAAATACCGCTTTATACCCCAGCCGCTTGTATTCGCTGATGGCTTCGTAAACGTAGTCAGCTTGCTGCTGAGTCGTCAGCCCGGAGTACCACGCAAGTTCCGCCGCCCCGCCCCACGGGTAGTAGAAGCCCCACTCGGTATCGATGAGCGGAAGCGAGCCGTACCCGGCTGCCGTCAGCCACTGCCGCAGTTCCGCCGTCTTGGACGCCAGATTCTTGTACGGGTTGCGAACCGAGAAGCCGTACAGGTGGACGCTGAAAGCGTCGAGGAACGAGAGCAGCCGCACGCCGGTTTGCGTCCGGGCGTTCAACAGCATGTTCGTCCAGTAGCTGTCGGTGTAGGTATGCGCGCCACCCACGACCGTGATCGTCGCATCGATCGAACGGATCATCGGGACAACCGCGGCCACCGCGTCAGCGTACAGCGTAGCCAGAGGCGTCGAGCTTCCCGCCGGCCAGCCACGGGCGTTCAGGAACTGCCCGACCTCGGACGACCCCGTGTCGTTGCCGATCCACTCGTTGCCGATCTCCACCCACTTGACCACGCTGGTTCCATATCGCGCGCGGCAGTGCAGCACGAGATCGCGGCACGCCTGTGCCCATGCGGTCAGGTTGGTGGGAAGCGACGTGGCTCCGTTGCCGTACGACGACGGATCCTGATTCCGGGCGGACCACGAAGGCGTCGCGCCGAACGTCAACAGCAGCGGGCTGTGGCCGCGCCCAACGATCTTATCCAGCCAGATGTCGGTGTTCGTCCAGTCGTACTGGTTCAGTCCGTCGCCTGCGGCGTTGATGCCACCCGTGCGCCCGGTCCAGTACGCCAGCCTGCCCAGCCCCGTCTCGCTGTCCCACGTACGGTACGGACCGAACTTCGCCGGGTACATGGTGTTGTCACCAGCCGGGCCGTTCGTCCCCGGGTACGTGCCCGATGCGTAGCGGTCTGCCGTGTTGTAGCCGTGTACGTGCGAGCCTACGTAGAACGAAGTGGTGGTGTTGCCACCGCCGCCACCGCCCGTACCACCGCCACCCGTATCGCCACCCGTGCCGTCGATCACCACGCTGATCGCGTTGTAGTCGTCGCTGCTGTCCGCCGTCCACGTCGCCGTGCCGGTCGCACCTGCGTTCACGGTCTTCGTACCAAGCGCCATCGACGGCCCCGCCGCCCCGCCACCACTCTGGTCAGCAAGCTCGGTGAAGCCCGCCGGGGGCGTGTGCGTGCGCAGGAAGTGCCCCGGCCCGACCCACGAGATCCATGTCGACCCGGTAGTGGTCGCGGTCACGCTCGGCGTGACGAACGAAGTCGAGGACGCCCCGGACGTTTTAGCCACCGCACGGAACGCGCCCCGGTGCCGGGAGGCAGTGTACGCACCGGTCACCACGCCACTGAACGTAACGGCCTGCGTGGACTGGGCAACCGAAGACGCAAGATCCTTGCGGAAGACGATCAGTTTGCCGCGCGTGTTCCCTGCACCGCCCACCGCCGAATCGGATTGGTCGACAAGCGTCCAGCCGGAAGGCGTCGCGATCGTGTACGCGCTGCTGTCTTGGTAGTTCAGCGCCAGATACAGGGAATCCCCAGCGTTCGCCGCCGGGATGTTGGCCGTGACCGAGGAGCCGTTTACCGTACCGGAGAGCACCGACGCCACCGGAGCCCCATCCAGCACCAGCGAGATCGTGATGTAGTCGTCGCCCGTCGCGACGTTCGTGTCAGGGTCGGTTGCCGTATACGACTGGGTACCAGACGCCGTAGCCTCGACTGTAAAGAAGCCCACGCAAAGCGACGGGCCGCTCAGGTTGTAGCTCTGACCCAGCACCGTTACGTTGCTCGGGCCGGTGAACGTCCGGGGCCACTGCGCCGCCGCCACGAAATTGAATACCGGAGCGTTGACGGTGGTCGCCGTGACGCTGGGCGCCACGAACGGGTTGTTGAACGCTGCATCGGTCGTCGCGAACGCGCGGCGAGCACCCTTGGTGCGCAGCATCGCCCACGCCACGTTCACCGTGCCGGAGACGGTAATCGACACCGTACCCGCCGACTCGCCCGCAGAGACCTTCTCGTACAGCACGCACCGGCCGGTGTTGCCCGTGCCGTTCACATCCGCAACGAGGGTGTAGCCCGTCGGAGTGGTCAGCGTATAGAGGTCGCCGTCCTTGTAGGCCACGAAAATGTAGTACGTCTCGCCCGAGGAGGACGCGGGCTTGGTCACGCTGAACGACGTGTTCCCGGAGAACGTACCGGTGATCAACTGCGTCGGCACGACACCCGTGCCGCCACCACCGTCGGCGGAAGCTCCCAGCAGTCGCTGAGTCACAGTCACGCCCGTGGAGATCGTCGCGCCCGATTTGGACCGCACCCGGAACTGATACTCCGCACCGGGCGTCAGATTCAGCACCGTGTAGCCGAGCGCCGTCACTTCCACTGGAATGCTGTACGTGCCGCCGGTCAGGCGGTAGTCGATCAGGTAGGCCGTCGCACCATCGCCCGCCGTCCACGAGAGGGTTGCCGTCGAATCGGTGAAGGATGCCACCGTGAGGCTACCCGGTTCGCCCAGCGCGCCAGCGGGCGTCGTGAACGAGATCTCGGACGAGGGGCCTTCGGACGCGCCGGATACGGCGGCGACCTTCAGCGTGTAGGCCGTGGTGCTGGAGAGCCCGACGAACGTGTAGGTCGTCCCGGAAGGCGTCGCATTCGGCAGGATGTTGTACGCACCCGAGGTCGGGCGCACCCAGACCCGGTACCCAGCAGCCCCCGTGACGGGGTTCCACGCTACGGTAAGCGTCGTGGTCGTGCTGTCGGTGACGCGGAAGGACGCCGGAGCAATCAGGGACACGACCGCTTCGGGAAGGGTCACCGTGATGGACACCCCAGCCGAGGTCTGCCCGTTGGGGAACGACGCCCGCACACGGATCTCGTAGCGCTGGGAGGCCGTCAGGCCCGTGATCGTCGTATTGCTGCCGGAGATGACCGCCGCGTTGGAGAACGGATTGGTCGGGGTCAGCGTGCCCACAACCTCACGGCGATCCACGGTGAACGAAGTCGCACCTGCCGGAGGGGTCCACTGCACGGAGACGGTCGTGCCAGTCACCGAGGCCACGAGGTTCGTCGCATCCGCTACGACGGACGCCTGCGAGATGGCACCACCGACCAACGAGGAGACGAGGATCCGCTTGTTGCGGTCCGTAAGAGTCGGCGCATTCGGGTCGACGATCGGGATGTAGGCCGTCGACGAGGCTAGGTCCTGCTCGGAGAGCAGGGGCATCTCGGAAATTTTGCGCGCGACCATACCGGTGATCAGTCCTTGCCGCTCTCGTTCAGTCGGTCAAGTTTACGCTCGATCCGATCGAACCGGTCGATCAGTTGCTGCATGTCGGCCCGAAACTCCGTACGCGTGATGTGCTCGCGCGCAACTTCTTCCCGGGTCCGGTTCAGCAGGATCCCGAGACGGTTCAGTTCTTCGAACTTGTCACGCATCAAGTAGGCCAGCACGCCAAACAGGACGGTGAGGACTGCATTCCACAGCATCATCTCCATAGATCACCGGTCTAGCAGTTCTCGTCCAACACCGCGCTCATCTCGCGCAGGTATTCTGCCGCAAACTCAAGAAGCTCGGGATCATCCCGAAAATGCCCCAACCCGCGATTGCAGTGGTTGCACAGCATGCCGCGCACCTTGCCAGTCTTGTGGCAGTGGTCTACCACCAGCGGGCCGTCGTCCCCGCAAATGACGCATTGCGTGATGTCGCGCTTAATTTCTTTAAGCAGTTCGTCCGACATCACCGACCGAAACTTCCCGCGATTGATTTCGCTGCGGTACGTCGCACGGCACCCACGGCACCAGCTATCCAGCCCGTTCCGTTTTTTGTTGTGCAACGGAAAGAACTCGGCGGTGGCCGGTTTCTGCTCCTTGCACCGGGTGCAGGTCAACATTTCCATGCTTTCAGCGAAAGCGCCTTGCGAGTGGGCTTGCCCTTCTCGTCCTTCATCGGCCCGGGCATTCCGGACATTCTCGCGCAGAACGACTTGCGCCGCTTCGCATCCGCCTCGGTCTTCGGATTCGGCGCAGGAGGTTTCAGTGTGCCTCCGGTTTGCGCCTTGTAGGACGCACGGCCCTTGGCGTTGAGACCGCCAGCAGGGTTTTTCCCTTCAGCCCGTTGCCAAGCCGGCGTCTTCGCCATGATCACTCCGAGGTGGGATCTTGCTTTTCGTCCAGTGCGGTCTGCACCTTGATCGCGATCGGCAGCGCAGCCTGCGCGGCCTGCAGGCCAGCGGCTTTGACGGCAACGTCGAGCAGCCCGATCAGGGCGCGGGCTTCGTCTTGGGTAAGTTCGATCTTCATTCCGGGGTCGGCTCGGGGGTGGGCTCGGGGGTGGGCTCGGGGGTGGGCGGCGCAGGCGGCTGCGGGACCGGCGTGGGCGTCACGGTAAATTCGAGGATTTCATCCGCACGCTCCTGCGTCAGCAGGTTTTGCGCGACGAGGTATTCCATGCCGCTCTTAACCTCTACCGAGTACAGGACAACCTCTTGCGACTCGCGCACGCGCGCAAGGAACCCTGCGATGATCGGATCGGTGGTGGAGGCCGCGCTGATCGCGCCGTACTCCTCGGGGGTGAACCGCAGGACGAAGTCGCCGGAGGACACGACTCCGACCTTGAACTGCCGAACATAGGAGTCGGCTGCGTTGTCCATGACCATCTGCGCGTACTGCTCGGGGGTGAGCGGCGTGCTGCCTTCCGGCAGGCCGGCGTTGTAGGCGTTGGCTGCGGCGGTGACGCCCGATTCGCGCAGGTCGTTGTCGATGATGACGGTAATCATGTGGGGCTCCGGTTACCAAGTGGCGATCGCAACCCGCTTCCACGTATTGGCAGCGGTGCAGACGTACAGGTAGTTGGCGTCGTAGCGCAGTTCGCCAGCGGTGCCGGTCGCTCCTGTGGTGGCAGGCGCGGTGCCCTCCATGCTCAGGATGCCGTCGAAGGTCGCGAAGTCGGTGTCGTCTGCCAGCCGGGCCTGCAGCGTGGTGCCGTTGCGCTTGATCGACGGGAACGAGGAGGTCGTGCCGCCAAACTGGAGTCGACCAAAGTCACTGCTTGCGTTGTTTCGTAACCTAAATACGCCGTCCGCCGACGAATCAACTCCGCCGCGTGAGCTAAACGCAAAGTAGCCGCCAGAGTTGACTGCCACTCCAGCGCCTCCACCGACGCTATTTGCTGTGAAATCTCCGGCGACTGTTACCGCGCCATTTGCCGCGATCGTGACCCGCGTAGTCCCATCCGTCTGCAACTCCAGCGCACGCGCCGTGCCGGTGCCGGCCTTTTCCGTGCCGATCCGCAGGACGTTGCTCGCCCACTCGATCTTCCCGCGCTCGTAATTCGACGCGTCGGTGAACGTGTTGTAGACGCGGAAGGTCTGGGCGTTCGTGCCGTTGCGCTGGGCGAGGGTTTGGGCGGCGTCGCGGAACAGAGCAACGTCCGCAGTCCCGGAAGCGTTAGTTCCGTTCGACCACTGGAACGCCCCGTCTGACCGAATCCGAATCGAATGGGTTCCGACCCCGCCGACCTGAATAAACGGAGCCGTGGTTGAGCCCGCGCTAAGGTGGTAGCCCGATGCCGTATTGGTGATGCCGAAATCATCGTTTGTCGGGGTACGAACCGTGGTCTGAACCGCAACATCACCTTGCTTCGTAACTCGAAAAAGGCTCGTCGTCCCCGCCGCACCTGCGCGGAGGTCCATGAGGAGCGAGCCGGCGGCCGAGGCGGTGTCGGTTACCGAGAACTTCAGGGCGGTGAACGTGGTTCCGGCGCTGTTCCACGTTACCGAGAGGTTATCCAAACTTTGCGGCATGGTCTGCCTTTACACGTATTGTTGGTACACGAACACCGAATCGCCCGTCGCAGTCGTCACGGCATCGCCCGTCGCGGTCTGGACTTCTTCAAAGTATTGGATCGACATATCCTTGCCGAACGTTTTGGTCTCGACGTAGCCCTCGGCGCTGTTGATGTCCGCAGCGGAGGTGGCGGCACCTCGGACGATGAGACTAAACAACCTACCCGAGAACGGGAGCGTCGCGTTGTTGCGGCGACCAATGAACAGCGGGTAATTGCCGAAGGTTCCGGTGCCTGCGTTCCCGTTGCCCGCCGTCGCCGTAGCTGCCGCAGTACCGTTGAGCCGAACAACGATCTCTTGCGCACTGGTGGACTGCGCAATGTCGTACTGCGTAGTGGCAACCAACGTAGAAGGGGCCGACGCGGTCAGCGAATCTGTCTGCGCAGTCAGCAGCGTGCCGTTGAGGTTGTAAGACCCGCGAGCGACTGCCGAATCAGGCACGACCCACGCAAACGAACCGGCGTTCGTCACCGCGCTTGCCGAGAGTTCTACCAAGATAAGCGGCCCAGCGTCCGTCAGCCGACGATACCCGCCAAACACCGTCATTTTGTCCGGCGCGTAGGCGGCGTCGACTTCGCGGACGGAGATGCCGTCCCATTTTCCAGTGATGCTTACGCCGGGGTAATTAACGAACAGCGTCACCCACGTTGTCGCCCCAGTGGCAAAGAAGTACCGCGAAAACGATCCGGCGCCAGCACTCATCCCAAGGTTAAGGATGCTGGCATCGTTAGCAGAAGTACCTACTCGCAAAATACTGTTGCCGGTATTACCGGATACAAACTGGTAATCCAGTTTATAAAGACGCCCGGCCACGGTACTAAAACCCTGCGCCAGTTGGGCAGATGCCGTAGCTGCCGTCAGCAAAGCACCATCTGTCGCCCATGTTGCGCCAACATTGGTCGGCCACCCGGACAAGTCAACAGCAAAGTCCCCGTTCGTGACCAACTGCGGACCAACCGGAGGGTTCGTCGGCCCTGCACTGAAGTCGATACTCGCCGTCGCGAGGGAATCATCCGAACCGTCGAACCGCAGATACGGCGGGAAGTTGACGGTATCGTAGTCGGTGGACGTGGTGACCCGCTGGTACGCGGGGAGCGCGGCGGGTTCGTTGGCGACCCGGAGGTCGGCACCCCAGACGAAGATCGCTTGGTTTACCGAGATGGCTTGTTTCAGGCCATTCGACGCGACAAGGAACACGCCGACGTTTGCATTAGCTGCCGCGGTCGCAAACGTGTACGAACATTTCAACGAGTACCAGCCGTCACCTAAACTTGAAATGGCCTCGTCAGTAAGCTGCGTGTCCTTGCGAAGCAGTGCCTGCGTACTCAGATTCCACGACACATAATAATTAAATGTCGCGCCATCAGATATATTCAAGGCAACGAAATTATGGTTCGAGGCCTTTACCCGCAAGGAAAAAGTGTACTTCGTGTTTGCTAGTGCGGAAAAGGTTTGCGTTCGATAAGGTGAATTTTCCGCATTGCACGTAAGCAAATCTGCGGTATTGGTTCCATTCGGAGCCGCACCCGCATTTTCTGTGATCGTAAGATACAGCCCAGTCCACGCCGCGTTTGAGAAGTTTTCGGTCTGCGTGAGCAGGTTATACCTTGCCGACAGCAAGGGGCGCGATCCGGCGGTGGTTTGGCTGGCGTGGTTGCCGGTAACTTCCTTGACCGACACATTATCTATCGTGCCGGTCGTGGTGCCGACCGTCTCAATTACAAAACCTGTAGTATCGGCAAGAATCCTTGCCGTATACGTTCCGGGGATTGAGTACGTAGCCGAAGTATTGGTTCCGAAATATCTAATCCGAAACCCACCAGCCGAGCAGGAAACCACGGTGAACGTCGTTTCGTAATACCGCCCAATTGTTAAAAAGTTTAGGCGATACCAGCCACTACCGTTTGGCGCAGCGGTAGCGACGCCAAGACCCCCGGCAATTGTGCAACCCGATCCTTTTGTCCACCACGTATCAGTCGCGAAATCTCCATTCGTGACAAGCTCCGGCCCAAGCACCAGCCCCCGCGACTTATCCAGCATCAACCCCACCGGCTGCTCGACGGCTGTCACGGGCGTAGTGCCTGCGGCGTCTTGGAAGAGCGTGGTTAAGTCACTTGGGTCGTACCACGCACCCTGCTCGCCGAACGTGAACAGGGCAGACGGCGACCAGCCGCCTGCGAACCGCCTGCGGGGAAGGCCGAACCCGAAGCCGAGAGTCATCTCAGTAGATGGCGACCATCGTGGTCGCGGTCGTACCGTTCGCCCACACGCGCAGCACCTGCACCGGGATCACGGCACCAGCCGGCACCGCCGTGAACGTAACCTCGTCCCCCTGCGCAGTCGTGACCTTCACATTGCCGCTGACCCCCACGTAGATCACGCTCGGGTTGGCAAGGTTGACGGTATCACTGGGCGTGACCGCCACCGCGCCGCCCGGGAACATCGGGAAGGTCGGCGAGTAGTTCGTCTTAGCCATGCAGAACTCCCGCCTCACCCAACCGGGTGAGGCTCAACGATCAGGCCGAAACCGGGTTCTGCGCACCGTTCGGAGCACGCTGCACGTAGGTCACCGTGACGATCGCACGGCCCGCCGTCGCATCCGCCGTACCGATCGCGTAGCGCACGAACACCGACGTGTCCGCCGTGGTGGAGGTCTGCCACGCAAGCTGCGTCGCAGCCGTCGGAGTGCCCCGGAACCGGCCACCAGCGGTCGTAACCACCGCAGCCATAAGCTGCGCACCGCCCGAAGCCGTACCTACCGACACGGTGGAGGTCGACGAACCGTTAGGCACCACGACCTGATCGACGGTGATGTCGAGGATCTGCGAGCCCTGCGGGATGTTGAACGCTTGCACGTCCACGTTGCCCTGCGCCGCGACCACGGTGCCCGTGTCGTACGACTGCGAAAGCACCACAAGGCCAGTATTGCGGGCAGCACCCTCACGGATGGTACCGGAGCGAACTGGGCCGGAGAAAGTCGCAAACATAACTGTTACCTCAGTCTACACCCGCAGTCCGTGAGGAGCGGTCTGCCGAGTCAGTCGGCGGGTGGGGGGTTATCTCGGTTACCCGTTATAACTGAGCAACGCCTAAGCGTCAAGGGCAGTCCAGAGCCACCGCCGCTTACCGCAGTCGAAGATCCGACGCGCGCCCATCAAATAGGTCATATCAGCTTCCGAACGCGGATCCGCATCAGGATCGAACGGCTCCTGCATACCGTGATCAAGCAGCCGCTGTGGGATCGCACGGCGCTGGTAGTGCGCCTTCGGGCGCAGGCCAAGCTTCTGACTCCAGACTTGGTAGTCCGGCGGGGATTCTGCTTCCAGCACGAACCCCAGTTGCGCGTACATTCCGCCGTCGAAGTATCGGTTATCGGAGAACGATTTGACCCGTGCCGGTTTGAACTCGGCCACGAAAGCCTTGAAGAGCCGCGAGGCGCCGCCGGCTACCGTAACCCGAGTTGCGAACCGCGTGAGCGTCCAGACGCGCTGAACCGCGCCCATACCCCGGTCGTTCGCCCCGAACGTGAACCGCATGCAGGCCACCAGTTTTCCGCGCCAGTACAGCCCGAAGTGCTCCCCGGACCCGGCACCTCCCTGCGGGTGGTAGCGCTCGTAAAAGGCGCGTGCCTCTTCCAGCGAGGGCCTGCCGAGCGTGCACTTGCGAGCCATCAGCTTCCCGCGCCCCTTGCCAAGCGCATTTCGCAGCAGCCGACGGATTGCCTTCGGTCGAGACAGCCACTCGGATTCGTAGATCGTCAGCAGCCGTACGCCCTTGGAGCGCGCCGCCTGATACTTCTCAAAGTGCTTGCGCTTGCCACGACGCTCGGCGTCGGCATCGCCGTAGCTATGCCAATACTCGCCGCAGTACTCGATCGCCAACGCCCGATCCGGCAGGTAGATGTCCAGTTCTTTAGGTGCGATCAGCGTGCGGTCGCGCGCTACGGCACCGGTAAACATGCTCACGTACCGGAAAACTGCATCCTCCCCGGAGGACTTCATGTGGTTGCACCGCGTGCAGGGGTTGTAGGTGGCGTAGTCAGCGGCGGCCTGCCGCCATTCAAGAGCGTGCTTTACGCACAAGCCTACAACCATAGCCCCCGCAGGGGTGTGCTCCACTCGCAAGTACGTAAAGCGGTCTCCATGCACCTTCCGCCCGCGTTCGGCTACTTCCGCTAGCGTCAACCGGCGTGCTTGCTGTGCGGCGGTGTGCTTTTCTTTACCGCAACCCACGCAACCAGAGTTGGCCAACAGGTTGTTCGGGGTTGCAGAAAACGCACCGTGAGCTGCACAGACACACTGTAAAGGCTTCGCCATACCTTTGAACGACGAAATATCGTACGTCCAACGAGGGTTTACACCTCGAAGTCGGGCTAGGAGCCCTTCCTTGGCCAGCACACCAATCGTCGCGTTATGCGCACGCTTGGCGTCGTTAGCGCACTCGGGGCAGCCTTGCCCGCGTAAATGATGGTTAGGCTTCTGGAAAAACGGCCCGTGGGTCGGGCACTCTATCCGGAGCTTAGTTTTGGTGCTCGTGTACGGCTGCTCGGGGTAGGTGTAGCGGCCGGCGTGCACCTCTCGGGCTTTTTCGATGAATGCATCTAGCCCAAGAAGTTTGCGAGTTGCCGCAGCTATAACTTTATCGCGCCCGCACGAGGGGCACCCGTTCCCGTTAACCAAATAGGTCGGGCGCGTAACAAAATCTCCGTGCCGCTTGCACGTGACGACGGTTTTTGTCGTAGCTCCCAAGTACTCGAACTTGGAGTAGTCGTACTCGTTCGGCCATAAGGACTCAACAGTTTTCCAGAATTTGTCTATCGCGGTCTGCCGGCGAGATGCCGCAGACGCCGCCCACGAGTTGTGATTTGCCATTTAGGACTCCGACCGAGAGAGTCCGTACAGTACAACGAGTAGTTTGGGGGTGTCAAGCGAAGCGCGGCTGCGCGTCGATCCGCTCGCGGTCTTTGGCGGGCTCTTGCAGTGCAAGTCAGTTCGTCAGAAACAAGAAAGGGGGCCGAAGCCCCCTTTCCGTAAGTCCTTGATTTACAAGGATTTACGCCGAGCCGGGCGAACCCCAGACACCCAGCGGGTCACTCCAGCCAAAGCTGTAGCGCTCGCGGGCACGATAACGGGTGTTTCCGGTATCGAAGTCCCCGTCCATTCCGGTAGCCATCGGCGCACGCACGAAGTGCTTGAGGCCGTTAGGAACGTCCGTCAGCAGGAAGAAGGCATTGCTGTCCGTCAGGAAGTGGTTGACCACAAAGCCCTCAGGAATGGCGCCCATCGATTTTAGCGCGTTAATATCGTTGTCGGTCGTGCCAACACGCAGTTCGGTCTCCAGCAGACGCTTGGCGACGAACATCAGGGCCGGCGGGATCACCAGCTTGCGCGGTTTGGCAGCGATCAGCAGGCCACGCTCGTCGGTCCACGCAGCGATCTGGATCACCGCAGCTTCCAGCGAGGTCTCGTTCAGATCCACGCCCGTGAACGGACGGTTCTGGTTGAAGCCGCCGCCGACCAGCGGGTGACCGGTCGAGGAACTGGTACCAGCGCACAGCGCAGCACCGTCACCACCCGGGAACGACGCGTTGAAGGCGTTGTTCAGGATGGAGGCAGCCTTGACCTGCTTGGTGTACGCCATCGCACGGGCCAGCGCCTTGGTGTAGCGAGCCGACAGCGAATCGTAGAGGTTATCTTCGATCGCTTCTTCGGTGATCGCGAAGCCCAGCGCGATGGTCTCGTGGGTGTACCGCGCGGTGAACGCTTCCTGCGCGGTGTCGTAGCGCATCGCCGCACCCTCGGTCTTCACCGGGGCGGAACCGAAGCCCGAAAGCTTGGTTTCCTCTTCGAACGAACGCTCCGAATTCTCGACTTCGTAGATTTCTTTGTGTTCCTCGCCGTACCGCTTGTACTCCAGACCGAACAGGGCGTTCAGGCCGGGAAGCAGTTCCTTGAGGAGTTGGGAACGACTAATTGCCATGACTAATTACTCCTCTTAGATGCCAAGCGAGTTGGTGTACGAGTGCACACCGACGTTGAACTTGACGAGGAACTCGGGGAACGCATCGGACTCGGTACCGCGAACGGTATCGATGATCCGCAGCGCCAGCGTGGAGGTCGCCGCAAGCGAGCCACCGTTGGAGCCGACTTCAAGCCGCACATCCGACAGACCGGTCGTGGCGTTGGGCGAGCCGCCCCAGCTAATTGCCGCGTTCTTGCCGATGGCGCCGGGCCAGCCCGAGCCGTTGGTGCCCGAGTTGAACGTGCCAAGAGCCGCCGAACCTTGGATCTGGTAGATCTGGTTCGGGTCGTCGTTCACCAGCACGTAGATGTCGGTGTAGCCAGCGGTGGTCGCGTTGGCGGGCAGGTACTGACCCCACAGCGACTGCTTGGTGGCCGGGTTGACGTAGCGAACGCCAACGCACACGCCCATGAGGCCGGCGGTCGCATCAGCCGAGGTCGCCGGGATCTTCACCGCGACGGGCGAAGCCGGGCTATCCGTCGAGAGGCGACGGCGCGGCAGGCCAGCGTTGGTCAGGTAAATCAGGTCGCCGACGTAGAAGGCGGTCGTATCCGCAGCAACGAGGTACTCTCGCGCCGCGCCGCCGGGGAACGGGTGACCACCGATCAGATTGATCGGCTTAAGCCCGTAGGGGGAGGCAACAGATGCCATTTGGAACTCCGGTTAAGTGCCAGAACCAAACCCGCTACCACGGCTAACCGACGACTTACGGTCGGAGAACAGCGGCATACGGGGGTCGTTGTTTCTGAGGTAGTGGTTGTCCACCGACTCCATTTGGGACTGAGCCTGCTGGTGGAAGTACGCGTCGCGCGCACGCGCACGCTCGACCGGCATCTTGCACAGCATCAGTCCACCCACCTCGACGTTGCCCGTCTTGGCATTGCCAGCGAGCATCAGTTCGGGGTGGTCTTCCGCCTTCACTGGTTCCCAACCCTCGCGCATCTTTTTGGACACGTTCGGAGCATCGGCCTGACCGAGGACGTGTGTAGCAATCCAGCGGTAGACATAGCCCGGCTCGGGGGTAGGATCGGGCAGCGTACTCGGCGGCACGTAGACCGCTCGGGCTTCCTTTTCCCGGGTTACCAGTTCACGGGGGGTGCGATTTTCAGCCATTGGACTTCTCCAGCCGCAGCAGTTCTGCAACGTATTGTTGCGGAGTAAGATTCAGACGTTTTGCCAGCGCCACCTGCGAGGCGGTCAACTGAACCTTTTTAGCACCGGTCGATCGCGTAGCAGGAGCGACGACGGTGGACGGCTTACGAGAGCCTTCGGCCGCTTTCGCGGGTTTTGCATCCGAGTCCGCACCGACAACTTCGGGGAACACGGCACGCAGGCGAGCGTCGATTCGCTCGAAATATTCATCAGAGCGGGGATCGATCCCCGAGTTCACTAGCTTTTGATGCAGCCCTAGCGAGAAGCTGGTAATTTCCTCGTATCCCGGCGCACCGAACCACTGGTTCTTTGCCTGCCAGCGCAGGGTTTTCTCATCAATCTGAGAAGGTTGGGGCTGGGACTGCGATTGCGGAAGTTGTACATCACTCGCGTCATCTTGTAAAGCGAGTGGCTTGAAGTTTTTCGCAGCCTCCGAACGCATCTTCGCTTCGGTAAGCGCTTCCTGCGCGGCGATCAACGCATCCGCGTCACCGGATTCGTACGCCTCCTTGTACCGACGCTTGGCCAGATCGAGCGAGGTATCGGCAGCGGACTTCGCAGTTTCGGCGAACTGTTTCTCGCCTACGTTTACGTATTCCTTGAGCTTCTTGTTCTCGTCGATCAGGCGCTGGGCGACGCGGCGAAGCTCTTCCTGCTCGCGCAACAGGGCTTCCTTGGCACGACGCTCGTCGTGGCGGGCGTGCGTTAGCTCCTTGATGCGGTTCTTGACCTTGTCCGAGTACGCCTCAAGCTCATCGTCGGTTGGCTCCGAGACGGGCTTCTCCAGCGGTTTGCGGCCCCGGTCCTGCTCGGGCGTGTCGTCAACGACCTCGATCTCGATGTCGCTGTCGCTCTTGATCTCGACCTCGATGGTCGCCTCGGGCGAGGACTTCTCATCCGGAAATTCGAACTTCTCTTCCATGGCCACTCCTTAAACCGCAGCGCGGGTAATGCCCCGGGGATCGTCAACGACGGCATCCACCATGTCGTCGTTCAGCAACCTGAATTCCTTCCCATAGATCTTGAACCGGGTACCGGAATAGGTCCGAACGAGGACGAAGTCGCCTTCCTTGCACCACGGGCCGGACGGGAACTTGCTCGTGTCCTTGTACGCGTCGGGGCCGACTTTCAGCACGAACAGAACGGTCGTTGCGTGCTCTTCCTGCTTCATGAAGGTATCGGCCTTGACGATGGACGAACCTTCGAACGTGTCGGCCACGTCGGGGACCACGCACAGGATTTTCCACCCGGTCGGGTCAGGCAGTTGCTTGGCCTTGATCTCCGGTTCGGCGTTCGGATCAGGCGAATCGGCCGGTTGAATGGCCGGAGGAAGCGAAATACCCGGGGGCAGGATCAGATCGGTCATGAAAACACCTCAAAAGCGCGGCAAACCGTGCCGCGAACGGGACGCGAGGACTCAATCCGCCGATTCGGCGGCGTTCCGCAGGTCGATAAGCAGTTGTTCGGCCAGTGCCAGCCCGCGAATCACGCCGCAGGCGTAGCGATACTCCGCAAAATCGGCAGCAGCGCCTCGGGAAATCGAATTTCGCTCGATTTCCGCCTCATCGCGCAGCTTTTCCCGCAGAACGCGGGTGAATTCCTCGATCATTCAGCGCCTCCGGCGGGTTTTTCGGCCTGTTTTGCACGGATCATCATGTCCGCACGGTCTTTTCCGACCTGAACACCCAGTTTCAGGCCCTCGCGAAGCTCGTTCGCGGCCTGTTTTTCGGCGTTTTCACGCAGTTGGGTCGACAATTTCATCGCCTCAAGCTGCAGATTGCCGGAGACTTGCGTCTCCTTGATGTCCAACTCGTCGGCGCGGGCGGCAGCGTCCATCGCAAGCTGCTGTTTCTTCAGTTCAAGCTCCTGCGCCTTCAATTGCAACTCCTGCATTTGCATCTGGATCACCGGATCCTGAGCCTGCTGTTGCGCTTGTTGCTGGGCGGCGGCTTGCTGGTTCTGCTGCAGCACCTGATTGGCGGCTTGGGCCATCATCCCGGACAGGGCCAACTCCACCTGCGGCGGCAGTTTCTCGTCTTCAGGCGGCAGCGGCATGCCCAGTTGCTGCTCGATCTTCCTGCGGTACGCGTAACCGACGTGCTCGGCAATGTGCGCCATCATCGCGCCCATGATCGCCTGCGCCTGCGGGTTCTGACCGATCAACTGCATGATCACCGGGTCCTGCGTAGCCGCCATGTGCACCTGAATGTGCGCCTCGTGGTCCTGATAGGAGAACGCCTTGAGGGGTTTGCCCTTCAGCACGTTCATGTTCTCCGTGACCGGATCCGTCGGTTTCTGGTCGTCGGGCAGCGGCACCAGCTTGTCCGCGTGCTTGATCCCAAGGGTCTCCAACATCCCGCGGTGGAGTTGCGGCAGGTCGTAGATCTGCGGCGCGGACTGCGCAAGCTGGATCACCGCTTGGTACTGCACGACCCGTTGGGACAGGGTCGCCGCGTTGGGATCCGAGACCGGGATGATGTCGACGTGGCTGAAGTCCTCGCGGCGGGCGCGCGGGGTGCCCGTATCCGGCTCGTAGGCGTAGTCCTCGTCCGCGTAGTCCCGGATGATTCCGGCGAGCAGCTTCAGTTCCTGCTTGAGTGCGTAGTGCACGCGCGCCTGCACCGCCGTCATCACCTTTAGTTGGCGTTCGAGGAGGGCAAGAGTCGTCCCGACGGGCGCTTGGGCGCTCATGTCGGAGACCTTCATATCCGCCGTTGCAGCGAAGCGCCGGCCCTCTTCCACGATGGTGCCGAGCAGCCCCGCGAGGGTGGCCGAGGGTTCCTTGTACGGCAGGGGCAGGATGTTATCCCTGATGGTGCCGGACCCAACGTCCACGTCGCGGAACTCACCCGGGCTGATCGGAGTGTCGTCGCCCTTGATCCGCAGACCACGGGACTTCAGACCGCCGGGCAGGTTGCTCAGCGTGCCGGCATCGACGAGTTGACGGATCAAGGAGGTGGCCGACTGCGCGTAGCCACCGATCAGGTGGAAGAGTCCGAAGCCGTACGCCCCAAAGCCGGGGATGTAGTTGTACTGCACGAAGTGTTGCCGCTTCAGGCGCAGTTCGTCGTCCGGATCCCAATTGCGCCGCACCGACAGGATGGTGCCGTCGTCGAGCAGGGTGACCACGTAGGGCAGCGCGATCTCGTTCTCTTCGGCCGGCTCATCACCTTCCGGCACCACCACGTCGGCATGCACCTCGTACACCATGTAGCGGTCGTCACCGATATCGGTGAACCCAGTCTCGGTGTCCTTGGCCTTCTGGATGTCGTCTACCCGCTTGCTCGGGTCCGGCAGGTCAACGTCCCGGTAGAAGCCCGCAGCCTGCAGCTTCAGGATCTCGTTCTTGGTCTTCCTCATGCGGTGCGTGACGCGATGCGCCGACTGCACGTCCGAGGCTCCGTAGGGCAGGATCACATCCTCGGCAGGGATGAAGACCGAGATCTGACGAGCAAGCGACGGGTCGTAGTAGACCTTCTTGAAGGCACTGCCGGTGGCCGGCAGGCTCCAGAGCATCCGCTCGTGCTCGGAGCGGAACTCGACCATCTTCTCGGTCAACTGGTAATTCATGTCCGCCTCGACCCGGGCGGCGGCTTCCTTCTTCTGCGGAGTTTCCTTACCGATAATCTTCGTTCGCACCGGGCCTTGCGCCGGGAACGTCTCGGTAATCGTCTCGGACTGGAAGCGAACCACGGCCTCCGTGATCATCGGGTGGTACACGCCGCACGCACCCTCCCACGGCTCCATCCGCATCTCGTAGTTGAGACCGAGCAGGCGCAGCCCTTCCGTATACGTCTTCTCCCAATCCTTGCGGGATCCGAGATCATTCTCGATGTCGTGGAGCAAGTCCGAGGAGAGGGACGACAGCACGCCTGCGGAAAGGGTCTCAGCGAGGTTAGCCGAGAAATCGTCCTCGTCTTCCGCATCCGGGTCGATCGTAATTTCGGCGCCTCCGGCGTGGATGGTCACCTCCTCCGGATCGACGATTTCGATCTCGATCGGCTCTTCGTCTTCGGCCGCAGTGGCAACGCCCAGCGGGGCACCGAACGGACTCTTCTCAATCATGTTATTTCCTTACCTTGACCCGATTGGTTTTTGGGTCGTAGGTGAACGTGTAGACGGGCTTGCCAGTGCGCTTTGCAGCGCGGTCCTTGGCCCGCTCCTCGGCGGTCATGGCATCCCGCACCCGCCCGGCATCGGTGAGGTTTCCGTTGGCATCGACGTGCCCCCTGTCCCGCAGAATCGATATCGCCAGATCCCGATCCCCGACCTGCGCGGCAAGCCGATCGATAAGGCAGTTCCGACCAAGAAATACGGTGACCGACATATCAGCCCTCAATAGTAAGCGGCGCGCCGCCGAATCGGCAGCGGATCCTTGTCTTCATGGTCAGAGGTCAGGCGCATGAGGCCACCTTGCCGAACCCGGCGCAGGGCGAGGGTCATCGCATCGGTCATATCGTCGTGTTCCGAATTCGGAAAGGCGCAGATTTCATCCACCACCTCCGTAGCCCACCGGGTCTCGGGGAACCACACCTGACCGGAAGCGAACATATCAGTGATGGCGTTCACGCGGGCGATCTTGTCCTGCCCCTTGCCCGGGGAGAACTCTTGCACGTAGATGCCGGAACGTCGCAGTTCATCGATAAGGGGTTGCCCCGAGGCTTTGGCCTCCACGATAAGGGCGTCGGGCTCCCACTCCTGCACTTGTTCCAACGCGATCCGCTTGAGTTCTGGGAACTCAACTTTCCTACGGACGCAGTTCAAGAGGATTACGTTATCCACGCCGTCCTCGGTCTGCCACACTCCCCACGTCTGACACACGGAGTAGTCGCTGCGCTCCTTGGTGGTCATCGCCGTATCCCATGCCTGCACGATGAAATCGCACGCGGGAGGATGATCCTTCGGCCACCACCGGATATCGTCCTTCTTGATCAGCGCAGCTTCCTGCGCCGTCGGGGACTGCATGTACTGCGCGTTCCACTGCCACGCCGGCATGGAGGCTTTCGTACGCAGGAGGGTCTCCAGCGGCCATTGTTCCGGCCACAGGGACTTTTGCACCTCCGACGGGCTGTCGGGGTCGTCCGGATCGTAGGCGGGGTTGGGCGTGGTGAGGATCGCCGGGAATTCGAAGACTTCGAACTGGTCCGCGTCCGGGTTCATGGACGCGTCCTTGATCAGGCGACCAATCAAGTCACGTTGGTGCCACCTTGTATGCAATACGGCAATTTTTCCCCCGGGCATCAGACGGGTTCGCAGGCCGGCACGGTACCACTCGTAGACAACGTCGAGGGAGTCGGTGTTGCCCGACTTAATATCCTGTTCCGACAGCGGATCGTCGATCACCGCTAGGTGGGCACCACGACCTGCAAGCGCACCTCCCACACCCGTTGCGTACACCTCACCACCCTTGGTGGTGTTCCACTTGCCCGCAGCCTTGGCGTCGGCTGCAATGGCAACCCCCGGGAAGATGTTCCGGTACTCCTCGGTCTGCATCAGGTTCCGCACCTTCCTCGCCATGTCCACCGCGAGATCGCTGGTGTGCGAGGCCATGATCACCTTGTGATCGGGATGCTTGCCGAGATACCACGCCGGGAAATACACGGAGATCATCAGCGACTTGCCCATCCGTGGCGCCATGCTCACGGCGATCCGGTCCTTGCTTCCCTGCTCGATCTGCATCAGCAGCCCGCCGAGCCTTTTCAAATGTGCGCCGAACTTGTAGGTGGCATCGATCGACGCGATGAATGCCAAGAAGTCGGACTGGGCAAGTGCGATCCGCTTTCGGGATTCAAGCTCTTCAAGGAGCGCGAGCGTGTTCGCCATCTCCTCGTGGGACATGGTCTTGAGCCGTGCTAGGAGCGTGGCGGCGTCAAGCTCCATCGTCAGGGGCGGTGGTGGTCACCAGCAGCGGGTCGTCCGCATTAAGCGTCTTCATCAGGCGCTCGCGCAGCAGTTGCTCAAGCTCTTCCGTCGGTCGATGCCGGAGGGTCACTTCCGATTTGTCCGTGAACAGCCCAACGTCAGAGATCTTGCCGAGCAGTTCGTAGCACTTGAGCCGCACCCTCGGGTCGGGGTTCGCACTGTCCATGATCAGGCGGTTGGTGACGTACACCCGCAGTTGAGCCGCCGACTGGATCACGACCTTGTCGTACTCGTCGAGGAGCGCCTTGAGATGCACCACGGTACCGGGCGACGTTAACGTCGCCACGGTGGGTTGCACCGAGCCTGTGAACAGGCCGTGGGCCTGCGCGATGTCCGCATCCGAGACTTCTACCTCGTCGGCAATCTCGGCAATCGAACGAAACATCGCATCCGTCCGCGCCTTGAGGTCTTCAAAGGTCGGAGGGTATTCAGCAAAAGGAATGTCGGACTCGACTTGCGGAAACTGCATGTGCAGCGGCGCTCCACGGGCGAAGGCTATAGTGTGCAGGAATGCTTTGTCGGAGTAAAGTTTGACTTGAGTCGTGTAGGGTTTAAAATTTTTTAGAAAAATTTTTGGGTGGGACAAACTTCAATTGACTAAGTGAATTTCTATGACGGGTTGAAGTGGACTTAGTTAACTGAGTCAACGCCGACCAAGTGTGTTTTGTGCACTCAGTGTATTAGCGCGCGAGTCCCGCAAGCCATCGCGGGGGGTCCGGGTACGGTGGGGTCGAGCCGGGCGGGTTTGACCGTTTGGGCTCGAGTGCTTGACTCAGTCAACGTGCGAGCGTAGAATCCATCTTGTGGTCGACAGCCGTCGATCGCGCGACATATACCCTAGAGGTTCATCATGTTCCACGCCTACATTGTTCGATACATGCCTGCCACCGATACCAAGGGGGCGCGCCTGTCCGTCACTTGTGGCGACACCGGCGCTCGCAAGACCGTGTCGTACGACTACGGTGCGGATAACCCCATGCGAGCGGCGCTCGCGTCTACCTTCGGCGTCACTAGTGCGGAGTACGTGGGCAAGGCCGCGCCCAATGCCAGCATCTATATTATCCGTTCCGGTTCCGACGCTTCGGTTTAACCGCCTAACCCACACCCTAGAGGTTCACATGACCATTCGCCACTACACTCCCTCGAACCTGTTCTCGTTCGACACCAATCCGAAAACCGTCAAGGGTCAAAAGTACGGGTTCATGACGGCCGTCCTGTACATGGCACCTGCCAAGCTGTCCGGGGTGAACCTGTGCCCCATGGCGGAGATCGCGCAGTGCGACGGGCCATGCCTGAACACCGCCGGGAACCCGGCGTACACCGAGACCAAGGCGCGCGGGCGCTTGAACAAGGCATGGTATTTCATCGACGACCCCGTCGCATTCATGCGGCAAATGGTGCGGGACATCGCGCGATTCGTCCGCAAGGTCCGGCGGCTCGGGTACACGCCCATTGTGCGACCCAACGGAACGACGGACATCCGGTGGGAACAGATCCCCGTCGACCTTGACGAGGCGACGGCCGACTACGTCGGCGTGCCTGCGGGCCACTACGACAACATCATGGAGGTGTTCCCCGACGTGCAGTTCTACGATTACACAAAGATCCCGAACCGGCGCGGCATCCCGTCGAATTATGACCTGACGTACAGCTACTCCGGCGTCCCGGGGTTCCGCCCGTACGTGCAGCGGGCGCTCGATGCGGGTATGCGCATCGCAGTGGTATTCCGCAACAAGCGGTCGATCCCCGAGACCTTCATGGGTCTCCCCGTCGTCGACGGCGACGATTCGGACATCCGCCACCTCGACCCGCAGGGCGTGATCGTGGCGCTGTACGCGAAGGGCAAGGCCAAAACCGACACCTCGGGCTTCGTCGTCGACTCGCAGGCAGCGCCCGTGCGGCGCGTGATTCCCGCGACCCTGCTGGCCGCCTGATCCCCGCACCCCTACCACCCCCGGCGATCGCCGGGGATCCTCAGCCCAGCGCTTGCGCTGGGCTTTGCGGATAGTAGTGTACGGACCGCGAGCCTGCGCGCGAGCCCGGGCAGCGAGGCACCGCACTGCGGAGGGTCTAACCCTACCACATGCACCAAGTATACATGGAAACCGGGGGAACTGCACCCGCCGCCACGGCGGGGCCAACAGCCACGCCCAAGAGTGTAAGCCAGAGCGTGATCCAGAATGACGGTTGTAGATACCGCTCCAACTTGTAGAGGGTAATAGCCTACGGCCAACGGTGGAAATTTTCTTTTGTAATGACGTATACCGTTTAGGTGACACGGGTTCTACCTATTGCGGGTATCGCACGACTATTCAGCCGAAAACCTGCACCTCTGGGGAGGGGGAAACGGCACGGCTGAGATAAGAAAACTCTACTAACTAATTATATTTATGTGATGTGTGTGTGTGAAGCCGAGGCGCGTGTCACGCTTCTGGACCTATGAAGGCTGTGGCGAATCCGTCCGCTTCGGTTTATATACGAGATAATTACGTACTACGGGCGGACGTCTTCGTAAGCCGCTCATAACCCCAATTTTTGACACGCGCTTCGGACGTACCGCCCGTACCCCCCTACTTTCGCCCCGAAACCCGCGCCCCAAGCCAATCCGACCCGTGTGACGGAACATCACATACAATGGCGCGGCTTTACCCTCCACCCCTCCACATCAAGTCTTGACCCGCCCGGGCTGGACCTATATCATCCAGTCTCTCCCACCCACCAGCCCTACCCCCATGACCACTCTCGCACCCCTGTCTCTCACCACCGATGACCTGCGCCACCAGCGCGTGCCGATGGGCTACGTGCTGCAACAGCGCACCCCCACCTTCGACTGGCGGTCGCTCCGCCCCTTCACGATCGGCAACAGCGAGCCCCAGTTTCTCGTCCACGATGACACCGAATGGCGCGTCTACCCCGCCTCGGTGCTGGTCCCGCACGTACTAACCCATGAGTTTGACACCGGCCACCCCCTGCCCGTCGCGACCGACCTCCCTGATGAGGTCCTGATGCTGCCCGAGGATGCGCTGACGTTCCTCATTCAGTACGTGCGAGGCGCGCCCGTGGACGAGGCGATCCGTGCTGCGAACCTGACGGCCGATGCCGCCCCGGGGATCATCGCCACCCTTGCGGATGCTGGCATCCACATCGTGCGGACTGCGCAGATCAAGGATCTGCTCGCCTCCTACGAACAGACCTACAGGCGCTCGGTCGACGCCCGTGCAGATCATCAGGTCGAGCGGGCTCGCACTGCCGGGGATGGTGACACGCCGCCTGCACGCCCTGCGCTGGGCACGATCGAGCCTATGACCGAGGAGGATATCCAGCGCCTGCGCAAGCGCGCAGGGGTGCTGTCTGGTGAGGGCACGGGCAACCGCCGCTGGCCGTTCTCGCAGATGGCACCGGGCACGCGGGCTGAGATCCCCGCATCGATGGCGGTCCGCGCGCAGCGTGCTGCGCACGTCTACGGTTCGCGCAGCGGGAAGAAATTCAAAACGGCCCGCCACCCCATCACCGGGAACCTGATCGTCTACCGGGTCGACGGGGTGGAGGGGCTTGGCAACATCAATTGACCATGTTATAATGTAGTCTGTGGTGGGAATTCGTTCCCACCCGCCCCGCAGTTTGACTGTCAAACCCCACGCCCCCCACCCAGGGGGCTACCACCAAACATCCTTTGAGGACCGCATCATGACCACGATTCCGACCCAAGACCTGACCGGTGCCGCGCTCGACTATGCGGTGACCCGATTGGAAAACCGAGACGCATACGGCATCACCGAGGAAGCGCTGTTGGATTTGGCGTGCCGCTGCCTGTCGCACGATGGCGATGGACCTCACGCCGTTTTCTGTGGACCGCCATCCGAGGTGGATCGGTTTGCACAGGCGCTGAAGAAAGCGATGGCCGCAGGCAAGCCGCTGAACGTGCTGCCTTACTCGACCGACTGGTCGTGCGGGGGGCCGATCATCGAGCGCGAGCAGATCACGCTGGACCTGACCGACGTGCTGTTCGATCACGTCACCGACACCGCCGTTCACTTGGACACGCCCGAGTGGTGGGCAAGCAGGGGCGACGCGACGGGGCGTGGACCCACCTCCCTGATCGCAGCCATGCGGTGCTACGTAGCGTCTCGCCTCGGCGACACCGTTGAGATCCCCGCCACCCTCGTTTGACCGTCAAACCCCACGCCCCCCTCGGGGGCGCACTCCAACCTTAGAGGACCGCATCATGACGACCCCGACCAATCTCCCGGCCGACCCCGAGCAGCAGAACGACGCCCGTGCGAAGTGGGCGCAGCGTGCCCTCGACGCCTTCCAACGTGACACCGGCACCGACGACAGCGACGCCATCGCCGACCTCCTGTGTGACCTGATGCACCTGTGCGACCGCAACGGCACGTGCTTCGACGTGGAACTGGACCGGGCGCGCATGTACTACCGCGACGAAACGGAGGAATGGTGACCCCTTGACTTAGTCCATTGACTAAGTCATACTACGACTTCCCCATACAGGAGAACGCAATGCCCACCCCTGACTTCGCCATCACCCACACCCGTGCGGGTATGTCCGTGCGCCGTCCGATCTACGTGGACGGCAGCCACCTCGCCATGGAGTTTGTCCTCGGTGCCCGTCGGTTCGCCCGTGTCGCTGGCATCCGCAACGCAGCCCGTGCCTTGTGCAACCAAGGATTTCCCATCCGCGTGGCGGTGTACGTGTTGCTGCGCGATCCGATCAAGGCGTCGATGCTGGTGTGCGCCGTGAAGCGGGATGCATTCAATGCCGACGACAACCTCGGAGACTGCTGACATGAAGATCAAGACGCAAGACCTGACCGGCTCCGCGCTCGACTATGCGGTGGCGATGGCCGCTGGTGCGCCCGTGATGCTCTACAAGGTCGGTCCCGTGCATGACGAATGCACGCTGCCCTACACCGTCGCGGGCACCCGCTATGACGGCAAGCCCTCCCCCGGCGCGGCATATGCCCCGTCAACCGACTGGTCGAAAGGCGGGCCGATCATCGAGCGCGAACGGATTGAGATCGCGTACTTCCCGGACGGGGGGCACCCCGACGGTGGAGCGTGGAACGCAATCACCTGCGACGAAGAGGTTGAATGCTTTGGACCCACCCCCCTGATCGCAGCCATGCGGTGCTACGTAGCAACGCGCCTCGGCGACACCGTCGAGGTGCCGGATGAACTCGCAGCCTGACCCCTACCCCTCGTGGCCCTTCACGCGGCTGCCGCACCCCGTGCGGCCCGCTAAACCCGATCCGCTGCCAGCGGACGCCCCGTTCTGATTGGAGGAGCGAACCCATGACCCCCACACTCTTCGACCCGGTGCCGGGCACGGCATGGGCGCACCTGCCCAACGCAGCGCTCATCGATTGGGTGCTGGCTGACGTGCGCCGCAGGCCAGAGGTGTGGGTCGCCGCTTGGGATGCTGCTCTGGACGCCGCTTGGGCCGCTGCTCGGGTCGCTGCTCGGGCCGCTGCTCGGGATGCTGCTCGGGCCGCTGCTCGGGCCGCTGCTCAGGTCGCTGCTCGGGATGCTGCTCGGGTCGCTGCTCTGGACGCCGCTTGGGATGCCGCTTGGGACATCACCCTCGCACTCATCACATGGGATGACGCTCAGTTCGTGCTCGACCTGAGCCCGGATGCGTTCCGCCTCCTCCTCGCAGTAGGCGAACCCCGTGCCGTTCTGCTCGCCCCCTTGCATCACATCATCCACCAAGGAATGAATCCATGACCCCCACCGACAAGCTCGCCGCCGCCCTTGCCTACCTGCGGGAACGCAACCTGTACCTGCTCGACCGCGATAACCAATTCCGGTACGTACCTGCACACGAGACCGACGTTCGCCGCACCATCGGCGACGAGGTGATCTGCCTGCGTGCCCCTGAGACCGACGCCTACGGCCTGTGACATGACGAACACATCTATCATCAACCCGGCGACCCGCCGACCGCTGGGCAAGATCGCGACCTCCATCGTGGAGGCGATGGCAGGGATCGATATCCCGCACCGGGGACGGACCGACTGGCCCATCCCCATCCCCAGCGGCACGTACACGCAAGCCGCGCAAGCGATGCGTACGCTGGCCAACAGCGGGCTGCTCATCGACATCACGCCGACCGACAAAGCACACCGCAAGGATCCGATCGATCGGGAGTACACGTTGTCCCCGCTGGCCCTCGTCATGCTGGCCGATCGCATGCAGGAGTCGGAGAACGTACGTCAGGCATGGGCCGCGCGCCGCAGGCAGGAGGAAGAAGCACGCGCCGCTGCCAAGGCGGCACGCAAGGCCGCACTCGCTGCGGCGCAAGACAAGGCCGCGCTGTTCGACATCCTGATCCCCGACCTGCAAGAGGTGATCCGCATCCTGGCTCGGCTCGGCAATAAGTCGCTCGCCGATCGCCTGCAAGATGTCTTGACCAAAGCCGAGGCTCTTGACAAAGTAAATTGACTCTGTAATACTGGCGGTTCGCTGGTCACTTCCTCGTCAAACCCTAGAGGCACCGCAATGCTGCAAGTCAACTTCACCCAAGCCGTCAACGCCATCGCCACCATCGGCACGCACAACACGATCCTGCTGCGGGGTCAGCCCGGCATGGGCAAGAGTGCGATCCTCGCTGCCGTCGCGAAGCTCCTGCCCGACTACATTCCGTCGTACATCGACTGCTCCAACCTCGACCTCGGGGACATCGCGATGCCCGTCGTGGATCGCGAACGCATGGTGACCAACTACGCGCCGAACGCGCGCTTCAACGTCAGCCGCGACTCGACCCGCCCGGTGCTGATCATGCTGGACGAGTTGACCAAGGCACCGCGCCCGGTGTTCAACATGCTTCTCCCGTTGGTTTTGGAACGTCGCCTCGGCGACGTGCCGCTGCCCGCAGGTTCCATCGTGTTCGCGACCGGCAACCTCGAAACCGACGGCGTGGGGGACCGGATCGAAGCGCATGCATACAACCGCATGACCGTCGTCGATTACCGCAACCCGACGGCCGAGGAGTGGATCCAGTGGGCAGCGTCGAAGGACATTCACCCGTCGGTGCTGCTCTTCGTGTACGAGAACCCGCAGGTGTTCGATCGGTACGACTCGCTGTCCAACGAGAAGGAGAACCCGTACATCTTCAACCCCCTCACGGGCAATACCCGTGCGTTCGTCTCCGGTCGTTCCCTCGAAAAGGCCTCGCACATCGTGACGCAACGGGACACCCTCGGAGCGGCCATGCTGCCCCTGTTGGCCGGCACGATCGGGGAGCCTGCCGCTCGCATGCTGGAGGCGTCGATCGCGGTCGAGGACAAGGTGCCGCGTCGTGATGTGATCCTCTCCAGCCCGGACACGGCACCGCTGCCCGCCGACATCAGCGGGTACTACATGCTCGCGATCCGCTGCGCGGCGCAGGCCAGCCCCAAGACGATGGAGGCGTTCGTCACGTACGTGCTGCGCTGGAAGCACATGGAGGCCAAGACGTTGTTCACCACCATGGTGGCGGGCAACAAGGACAAGGTGGTCTGGGCGCTCAAGACCCCCAACTTCCGCAACCTCGCTGCCGAGTGCGGCAAGTTCTTCTGAGTTTGACGGTCAAACCATGAACAAGCCCGGCACGTTCACCACCCAAGAGTGGGTGACCAAAGCGCGCATCGACATCATGCGTGACCCCGTGTTCTGCGCCTTCTGCGCGGTGCTGTCCTGCGGCGACCTGACCCTCGACCGCGACATCCCGACCGCCTGCACCGATGGCTGGAACATCCGCATCAACCCCGACTTCGCCGACAAGCTGACGCTCCCCGAGCTTCGCTTCGTACTGATCCATGAGGGCATGCACATCGCCTTCCAACACCTGCACGTCTGGCGTGATCTGTGGAAGCGCGATGCGCAGGGCACTAACGTCGCAGCCGACATGTTCATCAACCTCGCCATCGTGCAGGCCGATGGGCACCGTGGCTTCGTGTCGATGCCCGACATCGGGATCAAGCCCGACGTGCAGTACGCCGACATGTCGGTGCAGCAGATCTACGACCGCATGAAGCAGAACCCGCCGCCCCCGCAGGGCGGTGGCAGTGGCGAGGGGCAGTCCGGTATCGACGATCACGACTGGGAAGGTGCAGCCCAGCAGTCCCCCGCCGAGCAGGCCGAGCGTGCGGAGAAGGTAGCCCAAGCGGTGCGCCAGGGTGAGATCGTGCGGCAGCGTACGAACAAGGGCAGCGGTACCTCGGCGGGGGTGTTCGGTGCGTTGCTCGCACCTAGCGTCGACTGGAAGCAGGCGCTCCGGCAGTTCTTCACCGACCAGTGCAGCGGCCAGGACGACTCGTCGTGGCGCAAGCTCAACCGACGGTACATCGCCAGCGATGTGTACATGCCAGCGATGGTGGGCGAGCAGATCGGCGAGGTCGTGATCGGGTTCGATACCTCGGGGTCGTGTTTCGGCACGGCTGAGATGACGCGGTTCGTGACCGAGGTGCGGACGCTGATCGAGGAGACCTGCCCTGCCAAGTGCCACGTCGTCTATTGGGACACGCAGGTCGTCGGGCATCAGGAGTTCTCCGACGGGCAGTTCGCGGTCGCTTCGCTCCAGCCGCGTGGCGGTGGCGGCACCAACGGTGCGGTGCTGTTCGATTACCTGCGGGAGAAGAAGATCAACCCCGTGGCGGTCGTGCAGCTTACCGACGGCGACGTTGGCAACTGGGGCAAGTCCGACTGGCCGACCCTGTGGGCCGTCACCAAGAAACGCAACCGTGCGCCCTATGGCACGACGATCCACCTTCAGTAATCTGCTTGACGCCGTCATGCGACGGTGTCAACATACCGTCTCAACCAACCATACAGGGCACGCCATGTACTTCATCGTCGAGATCAACACCACCAAGTACGTCCTCACTGCCGAGCGGCTTAACCTCCTCGTCGAAGCCCTCGACGGTAGCCGGCAGATCGAGAACAAGCACGTCGGCAACAACCTCGGCACGACCGGCTACAACAAGGCGTACATCGAGCTGCTTTCCAACAAGCCCGTCAGCGAGGCGCTGACCGTTCGCCCCCTGCCCGAGTCCGAATACAACGCGCTCAAGCTGATCACCGAGTCGCAGAAGTCCGCCTGATCCACCCACATCCATACAGGAGTAGCACCATGTCGCAGCCCATCGTCACCGGCGTCGCCCGTCAGTCCGTCCTCGTCGACCTGTCCATCCGCATCTACACCGGCCGTCGCCTCGACCGCTCCACGCAGGAGGAGGTGCAGCACGCCAAGGGCGCCGCCTCGCGCCGCGCGGCCAGCGTGTACAAGTCGCTCTTCGCCGAGTGCAAGGAGCTTGATGCGATCACCAAGATCCAGTCGGCTGCGCGCCTGACGCACTACAAGATGACGATGCCGTGGTCGGATAACGGCTCGCGCCTGCTGCCGATCCTTGCGTTGCAGAACTACCAAACCCGGATGAACGAGTTCCGCGACGAGTTCGATATCCTCGTCGGTCGCTTCCTCGATCGGTACGACACGTTGGTGGCAGCGGCTGCGTTCCAGCTTGGCGCGCTGTTCAACCGCGACGAGTATCCGACGCGCGAGAAGGTCCGCAGCAGGTTCGCATTCGACGTCGCGCTCACCCCGCTGCCCACTGCTGGTGACTTCCGCATCGAGGCCGAGTCCGAGTTGCAGCGCGACCTGATTGAGCAGTATGAGGCGCGTACTCAACGCATGGTCGAGGCCGCGCAGCGTGATGCATGGACCCGCCTGCATACCGCACTGACGCACATGGTCGAGCGCCTGACCGACAAGGAAGATGGCAAGAAGAACCGCATCTTCGACACGCTGGTCTCCAATCCGACCGAACTGTGCGCCCTGCTCACCGCGTTCAACATTACGAACGATCCTGCCCTTGAGCGCGCCCGGGTCCAACTGGAGAACATCCTTGCCGGCACCTCGGCCGATGAACTGCGCAAGTACCCGGACGCCCGTGCGGACGTGAAGCAGCGCGTCGAGAACATCCTGTCGCAGTACGACTGGGGCACGATCGATGACGAGGAGGACGCAGCGTGACCAAGCTAATCCACCGCTACCGTGAACAGGGCGACCACTACCGCTGGATATGGTTCGCCCCCGAGCCGGGGCCGGTGCATACCGGACCCCTGTCCGAACGACCCGACTGGTTGCAGGCTGTCGTCAACGCAGGCAAGATCGGCGACCACGCGACGGTCGCCATGAGCAACCCACCGATGTACCTGTTGTGGTTCACGACCGATGCTGACTTCAACTTCATTGCATTCCTGAACAAGGAACCCGTGCCGTGACCTGCACCAACTACGACACGCTGCCGCTGGGGGAGATGCTGCGCATGGCGGGCGATCATACCGATCCGTTCGTACGCGCACTCGCCCGGCGGCTGGACGCCACCGCATACCAACTCGACGCATACCGTAACCTGCTCGGCCTGCCGCGCACCTCAGACTCTCGTCAACTCGACCTATTCACGGACTGATCATGGGCAAACCATCACCCAAGACCGCTAAGATCCGCGCTGCCATCGTCAGTGGCATGCCGGTTTCCAAGATCGCTGACCGCTACGGTGTGTCCCCCGCCTACGTGTACAAGCTTCGCAAGGACATGGGGCCGGTGCTGGCCCCCGTACCCAAGGCGAAGCCGCCGCGCCGCAAGCCCGTCGTGAAGGTGGCGCCGGAGGCAGACACAACTATCCACAACCCACCATCGGTCCTCGTCGTCCCGCCCACGCTGGAGAAGCAAGCTGACGACATCCTGTCCCGCCCGGCCAACCTGACCCCGCCCGTGTTCCAGCCGCCCAAGTCGGCATGGCAACGTGTGAAAGATTTCCTGAGAGGTGCACGATGATCGACCATAGCGAAGGCGTTCTGCGGATCCGTAAGGCGCTGGCTACGCTGGAGGACTGCCTGCGAAACAAGAAGTACGACGCGGCTCGCGTCCTGTGTGTGGAGATCGCAGCCGATGCGCGCCTCGTCGCGCAACAGCTTTCCATCGAGGAAGAGGCAGATGCCACACGTCGTACCTCCTAAGGTGGCGTACGAGTATCGGCTCGCGACGAACCCCGACGGCACGCCGTACGTGGGCAAATACGTGGACGGATCTTCGTACTACAACATCCTCGCCGTCCGCAGGGACGGTGGGGGGTACAACCCGCAGCGCATCGTCGCCCGCACGACGACGCTGGAAAAGGCGCATCGGCTGGTGCAATCCCTGACCGAGTGCACCGCATAACCTGCACGAGGGCCACATGCACGACATCGCATCCGACAAGGCACGCGCAGAGATGACGCGCGTCACCGAGAAGGTCACTGGCAAGAAGTACTGCACCTCTTGTCAATTAGAGCGGTCACCTGAGGGTGGGCATACCCGCCGTACCCGCATCGGCACCCGTTGGCAGTGTGCGTCCTGTGCGGCCCGTGCCCGCGCACGGGGGGTCATCTGATGGACTGGTTCTGGCTTGTCCTCGGCGTGTTGTCGTACGCGGTCCTGCTGGGCGCGATCCTGATGTTCCTGCGAGGTGCGTCGCTCAGTAGTGCCTACGATCGGGACGACGTGCCCCTGACCCCGGCCGTGCATGAAGCCTTGGTCGTGGCGCTCACCACCCTCGATCGTGTCGAGCCGCAGATCCGTGGCGACATCCCGCAGACGATGGTGGACGATGCCATCCGCACGTTGCGTGCAGTGTTGAACCGCCCCGACCCCGGTCGGGCATCCATGAAGGAAGAGTGATGAACCGCATCATCGGTATCGAGTTGGAGACCATCGAACGGACGATCGCCGCGCTGGAGCGGGCGGCTGCTGCCTTGGTTGGTTCCGAGGAAGGTGAGGCCGCGCGCGTTGCGGCGCGGGTGTTGGCGCTGTCCGTTCAACCGCAGCCCGAGCAGGAGCCGGTGGCGAATGTCTTTGTTTATCGCTCAGGCCGCCCAGTGCAGGAAGTGACGAGCGACACGCGCTACACCGTAGCCGTGGAAGGACAGCCGCTTACATACTGGGACCGCATTCACGACGCCATAACTAACGCGCAGCGAGCGGTATACGCGAGCGTAGACGCGACGACCCGCGCCATCGACGATTTGCGTGCAGGACGATTGGCAGAGTGGAGTTACGGTTTCAGCGCCGTTCGTATTTACCCGCCTCAGCGTAAAGCAGAGCAGGAGCCGGTGGC